AGTGGTAGTGCGCTGACGTTTGATGGCACGAATCTGGGATTTGGTGGAACTGGTCAGCGCATCACTGGCGACTTCAGTAATGCGACGCTGGCAAACCGGGTTATGTTCCAGACAAGCACGACAAATGGGAACACCGGCCTTGCGGCAATTCCGAATGGGACAGGCAATAGCACCGGGATGCGGCTCTTCAATTCCTCGGACATCACAAACTCTGCCGGGCTTTTTGTTGTTGCTGGAACTGACGCATCTATCCAGTCCATCATCACCGGCACCGGCACTTACCTGCCAATGACCTTCTACACAGGCGGCTCCGAAAGGATGCGTCTGGATACGTCAGGGAATTTGGGCATCAACACAAGCTCGGCTGGAAGCAAACTTACTGTGTTGGGAACGGGTAGTTTTTACGCTTCAACTAACGCAAACACTGGCAGCGGCTACGGCTTCACCCTTACTGGTGCAAACAGCAAGTCTTCTGCATCTGATAACACCAGCCTTGCGTTGTTTTCCAACGATGCGCTTGCGTCCAATCCTCTTACGCTTGCAATGAGTTTGGTTGGTAATGCAACCGTTGCAAACGGCTACGCTTACCTACAAGCCAGTGAATACGGCACTGGCAACTGGCGCAGCATCGCATTGAACCCCAGCGGCGGCAACGTCGGCATCGGGACGAATTCAATCCAAGGAAAATTTAATGTCGCCAGTGGACGGTCTTTCTTTGGCGCAAACAGCGAAACATATTCCGTTGCTGTTGGGTTCACGCAATCTCGCGTGGCTTCAGGGCAGGTCTATTACATCGGAGCCACAGATAGCGCAACGCCTGCTATTGTGTTTAGCAATGCGGCCGGAACCGAACGCGTCCGTATTACCGACGGCGGTGATCTGCTGGTGGGAGGGACATCAGGCTCTGGGCGGCTCAGCGTGTTTGGAAGTGGTACAACACCGCTCACTTGGACGACCATTCTTTACGACTCAGGCGGGAACCAAATGTTTTCGCAAAGGGATGACGGCGCGATTTATTTGGGGGCGAAATCCGCATCACCATATAACCTTACAACTTCTAATGCAGCGAATGCCCACTTAGCAGCAGACGGCTTTCTATACCGCAGTACATCGTCGCTGAAATACAAGCGCGATGTTCAGGACACCGAGCATGGCTTAGCCGAAGTGCTGGCACTGCGTCCTGTCACTTACAAAGGCAAATCAGCGGCTGACGGCGATACCGTGTTTGGCGGCTTGATCGCTGAAGAAGTTCATGAAGCAGGTTTGACCGAGTTTGTCCAATATGCAGAGGACGGCAGCCCTGATGCTTTGGCATACGGCAACATGGTTTCACTCTGCATCAAAGCCATTCAAGAACAGCAAGCCATCATCGAACAACTCAAGGCACGTCTTGATGCCGCAAACCTCTGAAAGGAAAAATCATGAGCGCAACTATTAACTGGACTGTTACTGCCATGGACTGCTACCCGCAGGCCGATGGCGAAACCGACGTTGTGTTCACCGTGCACTGGACCTGCTCCGGAGCCCAGACCATCAACGGCAAAACCTACAACGGCTCTGTGTACTCCACCTGCGCCGTGCCAGCCCCCACGGGCTCGGCATTCACGCCCTACGACCAGCTCACCGAAGCCCAGGTCCTCGGCTGGATCTGGGCCAACGGCGTGGACAAGGCTGCCACTGAAGCCGCTGTCGCGCAGCAGATCGCCAACCTGATCAACCCGCCAGTGATTACTCCACCGCTGCCGTGGGCAGTGTCCGCTGCGCAAGCATAATTGATACGGGCCAAGCCTCTCGGCCCTTGATGAGAGGCAACTTTTGGAGAAAACATGGAACTGACACTTAAGCTGACAGTTGAGGAAATCAACGCGATTCTGCAGGTGATGGGAGACCTCCCCACCAAGACTGGCGCCTATCCTCTCGTGATGAAGATCAAGGCTCAAGCAGACTCGCAACTGCCAAAACAGGAACCTGAGAAGAAGGACGAGTGATGTACGACGAGGGAATGCACCTAGCCAAGAGCGACAATGCCCATCTGGACAAGCGCTTTGACGAGATTCTTGTGGAGCTCCGCAAGATCAATGGCGCATTCCCTCGCAACGACGACGGAAGCGTCGACTTCGATGGCCACAAGAAGTACCACGAGGAGATGATAGAGGCCGCTAGGGCTCAAACCGAGTTCTGGCGTGAGCTACGCCTTGACATCGCGAAAAAAGGTGTCTGGGGGCTTCTGATCATCGTCTGTGGCCTTGTTCTTGTGGGGATCACTGCCAAGCTTGGCATCAGCGGAACAGGAGTCAAATGATGGCCATACCAGCGTTTCTTGCTCCACTACTTGCCCAGGGCCTCAACCTCCTGGGCAATGCTGCTTTGGCCAAGGGAAAAGAGTGGGTCGAAGAGAAGACGGGCGTCAAGCTGCAGCCCAACATGTCTGATGATGACCTGCTCAAGCTGCGCCAATACGAGATGGACCATCAGGAGGAGCTGCTTCGCCTCCGCATCGAAGAGAACAAGCTTGACATCGAGATATTTAAGGAAGAAGTCAAGGACCGTGAGTCCGCAAGAGAACGGGACGCTTGGTATGTGAGGGCTGGACGCCACAACTACCGAGCCGACCTGATGTTCGTGCTGGCTGTTGCCATGATTGGCGTTCTCGTGTGGATTGTCTGGAAGGACCCGTCCATCAACGAATACGTCAAGGGCATCTTCACACTGGTTTTGGGCCGCTTCCTTGGCTACCTGGACAACATCTACAACTTTGAGTTCGGCACGACGCGCGGCTCCAAGGACAAGGATGCGACCATCAAGCAACTGACAGGAGGCGACAAATGAGCCTGGTTGCTGAACAAGCCGAGTTCATGAAGGACGTGGCCAAACTGATCAACTTCTGCTTTGAACAGGGCTGGGTCATCACAGGCGGCGAGCTGTTTCGCACTGCTGAGCAGCAACTGATCCACTTCAACGCAGGTCGCAGCAAGGTCCGCGCAGGTGGAACCCACATGAAGCGCTGCGCGATTGACCTGAACTTTTTCCGTGACGGCAAGCTCGTCTGGGACAAACAACAATTGGCGCCGATCGGAGCCTACTGGGAAAGCTTGAACCCCAAGAATCGTTGGGGTGGCAACTTCAGAAGCTTGGTCGATGTGCCTCATTTTGAGAGGAACGTCTGATGCCAGCAGCAATGACCTTCACGACGCTGCAGAACGATGTTCGCAGCTATCTTGAGCGAGGTGGTTCGGCTGCCACCGATCCCCTGGTCTATGCCCAGATTCCGAACCTGATCACGCTTGCCGAGCGCCGGATCAGCCGTGACCTCAAGATTCAAGGCTTTCAGACAGTCGTCGTGACTAACCTGCAGGCCGGTGTGGCTGTCCTGGCCAAGCCTGATCGCTGGCGTGAGACCATCAGCATGAACGTGGGGACGGGCAACCAGAACAACACGCGCAGCCAAGTGTACCCTCGGTCGTATGAGTACTGCCGCATGTACTGGCCTGATGAGACTCAGCTGGGAACACCTGAGTTCTATGCCGACTACAACTACACCAACTGGCTGGTCGTGCCAACGCCGGATTTTGCATACCCCATCGAGATCCTGTACTACGAGCTGCCAGCCCTGCTTGACGAGAACAACCAGACGAACTGGCTCACTGACTACGCTCCGAACTTGCTGTTGTACGCAACCCTGCTCGAGGCCACTCCGTTCCTCAAGAACGACGAGCGCATTCCAATCTGGCAAAACATGTATGCCATGGCTGCCCAGGCCCTGAATGGTGAAGACCTGAAGAAGATCTTGGACCGTGGCGCCGTGAGAAACGAGGCCTAATATGACTGTCTACACCAACATCTTCGGCGGTACCAACATCAGCCCATCGACGGTCAGCTACGCTGCCGTCACTCTGACTCAGAACACGCAGTTTGACTGGCCGCTTGAGACGGCTCCATCGACGAACCTGATGGCGACGATCATGGACATCACGTCCACGACGCCAAACCTCGTCATGACGCTGCCGAGCGCCCTTGAGGCATCCAATGGCCAGACCGTCCTGATCAACAACGTTGGGTCTGAGACGTTCATCGTTCGCGACTATCAGGGCAACCAGATCGTCGCGCCTGTAAGCGGATCCGTGTGGCAGATCTACCTGACCAGCAACACAACGACTGGCGGGACATGGGAAGCCTTCTTGTACGGCGCCCAAGTGTCGACGGCCAACGCAGCAAGCTTGGCAGGAACGGGCTTGATTGCCTTGGGCAGCTTGCTATCCCTGGCCATGCCTGTCACCCAGTTCAACGGCAACTACACGGCTGGTGTGGCCGATCGCGCCAAGACCTTTGTGTGGACTGGCGGAGCTGGCGTCTTGTCGCTGACGTCGGCAGGCACTCTTGCCAACAACTGGTTCATCAACGTCCGCAACGAGGGCACTGGAGCCCTTGTCGTCGATCCGGCAGGGTCCCAGCAGATCAACGGGTCTGCCGACCTGACATTCCAGCCGGGCGACTCTGCAACGATCTTCACCGACGGAATTGCGTTCTACACGATCGGCTACGGCCAATCGCCCGTGTTCGCATTCGACTACACGTCGATCAACATTGCGGGCTCTGGGGCCTACACGCTCAGCGGTTCTGAGCTCAACCGGATTGCCTACAACTTCACGGGTACCCTGACCGGCAACCGCAGCGTCATCGTGCCCCCGACAGTTCAGCAGTACTGGGTGGCCAACAACACAACTGGCCCTTACACCTTGACCATCAAGACGGCTGCTGCAAGCGGCACGACGGTGAACCAGGGGGCCAGAACCATCATGTACTGCGATGGCACCAACGTCGTCACTGCAGACACTGGCGGCGTGTCTGTTCCAATCGCCATCAGCGAAGGTGGTACTGGAGCCACGACTGCCGGCAACGCCTTGATCAACCTTGGCGGCACGGCAACAGGCATCGCAATCTTCACGGCAGCTTCCCAGGTGGCTGCTCAGGTGGCCATTGGCCTTGATCCCATCCAAGGCGGAACCTACTGATGGAAACAACCCCGGTCATCATCAGGTCGCAGCCGGGCATCAAGCGCGACGGTACGAAGTTCGAAGGCGACTTCTACGTCGACGGCCAATGGGTGCGCTTTCAACGCGGACTGCCTCGCAAGATTGGCGGCTACACGGCCATCAACCGCTACCTGTCTGAGATCAGCCGGGGCATCAAGACCTACACTGAAAACGGAGGGACTTACTTCCACTCCGGGTCTGCCAGCTTCATCGAGCGCTTCGTCATCGATGGCCAAGGAGCCACTAGCCTCGTCATCAACCGTACGCCACTGACCCTGAACGCCAATGAGGCCAACAAGTGGCAGTTCGACGTCATGTATGACAGCTCAGGGATTCCTCCTGTCAACATGCTGATCGCTCAGGTGGCGCCCAACGGCAATTGCATTTGCAACAACGTTGGCGGTCAGCTGTTCGTGGGCGAACTCACAGGGACCTCGGCTCTCCAAGAAGTCACGGTCTTCCCTGCTGGCGCCAACATCACCGGCGGTGTCTGCGTGCTGCATCCCTACCTGACGTATTTCGGAACGGACGGCTTTCTGGGATGGTCTGTTGCTGGTCAGCCGACGAACCTGACAGGCGTAGGCGCTGGGAATGCTCGCATTGCTGCCCAGAAGATTGTCAAGGGCCTGCCTCTTCGTGGTGGTCCTGGTAACGCGCCAGCTGGCTTGTACTGGTCTGCAGATGCAGTGATTCGCTGCTCCTTCGTGGGCGGCAACTCGGTCTTCCAGTTTGACACGATCAGCAGCAACTCAAGCATCCTGAGCCCCAACAGCGTCATTGAGTACGACGGCCAATACTTCTGGGCCGGGACAGACCGCTTCCTGATGTTCAACGGCGTGGTGCGGGAGATTCCCAACAACCTGAACATCAACTACTTCTTTGACGGCCTCAACAGGGCGGCCTCGCAGAAGGTCTTTGCCTACAAGATTCCCCGGTACGGCGAAATCTGGTGGTGCTATCCAAGGGGCGATGCCACGGAGTGCACCCATGCCGTGATCTTCAACATCAAGGAGAACACGTGGTATGACACCGAGCTGCCCAACGGCGGAAGGTCTGCTGGAGAATTCTCGCCTGTCTATGCTGCCCCTTTGCTGACCGGGGTCAAGCAGGCCGCTTTCCGCCCCAACTACCGGGTCACCGAGAACGGCGACATCCGAATCACCGAGGAAGGTGATGAGCGAATCGTCGAGGCTGAGGAAGGTTTCTTGGTCTGGCAGCACGAAAAAGGCACCGATGAGGTCGACGGCCAGTTCATCACGGCCATCCCGTCTTGGTTTGAGACTGCCGACATGAGTTTCCTGGTCGGCGGCAATCCGCGCAACAAGTGGATCCGGGTTGAGATGATCGAGCCTGACTTCGTGCAGTCCCAGAACATGACTGTCCAGCTGACCGGGCGAGCAAACGCCAAGGCTGGCGAGGTCAAGGGCCCTGAGCGGATCATCTATGACCAGCCATCCACACCGTACGAACAAGTCGTCTGGTTCAAGGAAGAACGCCGCGAGCTCAGGCTCAAGTTCACCTCGAACACGATCAACGGCGACTACCAGATGGGCCAGGTCATCGCCCACATTGCACCTGCCGACGGCAACGTTCTTGGTGCAGTTGCTGACGAAGAGGGTTCCGCGTGATCACGCAGCCCGTTATAATCGGCCTCAGGGACTGGGCAGACCAGGTGATTTTGGACCTGGACGATTACAGTCCCCTTCAGAGGCTAGACGATGAAACACAGTGGCAACAGTGGGGCTTGCAGTTCTGCGTTATCTCGGGACTGAGCCAGAAAAACCCGCCGAATCCCTATGACTTCACCGACTGGCGCACGTGGGCCGAACGCTTTGTACAGGTGGTGTCATGACAGACCAAGATTTTCTCAAGCTGCTGCACGAGGTAGCTAAAAAAGCCAAGCCGTTTCACAACGAGCTTCTTCCGATTGAAACCATGGATCAAGAGCTGACTGACGTCGGCCTTGACAGCCTAGACCAGCTGATGTGCACGGTCTACCTCTGCGAGATTTACGACGTGGAGGATGAGAAAAGCAAGGAGATGCTGGTCAAGACTCCACGCGAGTGCCTTGACTTCCTGACCCAGTGGGGTCGCCGACAGCCCTCGAGCCTCGAAGAGGCGGTTGGGATGATCAAATGAGGATCTTCCTGACCTACGGGCGCACGGTGTCAACAGAGGACACCGAAATCTTCCAAAACCACCCGTTTCCGCAACGGATTCACTGGTTCAAAGACACTTATGCCCGGGTCAAGACCGGGCTTTTCTGTCCCCCTCATCTCGTAGCCGAAAAGATCCTGACTCCTGACACCCTGAAGACTCTTCGGGACACGCAGCCTGGCAAGACAGCCTTCCTTCTGGCCTCCGGGAACAGCAACTTTGCTGCCGAGGGCCACAAGATGAAGGTCGAGAACGAGCTCTCGTACAACTACAAGATCCTCCCCCTGTCCCTGACCCAGATCTATGCTGGCAGGATTGCCGCGCAGTGCGGAGAGATTGACCACACGGCCACTGATGCCACCGCCTGCACCTCGAGCCTGAAGGTTTTGATGGACGTGCAGACCCTGATCAAGTTCTACGGTTTCGACAGGGTCATCGTGCTGGCCGTCGAGGACCAAGTCAACAACATGACTCTCCAGTTCTTTGGAGAAGCCAAGGCGACCCTGACAGAAAGCATGGCCGAGACTCACCAGGTGGTCCCCAGTGCATTCGATGGGCGCAACTTTGGGTTCTACATAGGCCAGGGTGCTGCATTGGCCGTATTTGAGTCAGAAGAGGCCGTCAAGCGCTCAGGGCTTGAGGTCACGGCTGAGCTGGTCTCGGCCTACACGGCCACCGAGGTCCTGACCAACACGATCGGCCAACGCGAAGACGGCCAGGGGTTTGTCAGGGCGATTAACGGAACGCTTGAACTTTGTCAAATTCGTCCAGAACAAATTAAAATCGTGAAGACTCATGGGACGGGGACAAAGTCCAACAACGCGGCCGAAAAAGCTGCTCTGGACTCCACCCTGAGTGGGTTTGTAGCGACATCGTATAAGCAGCGAATCGGCCATACGATGGGAGCGAGCGGACTCTTAGAGACCCTCTTGCTGTTCAAAGATTTGGAGAAGGGCATTGTGCCTGAGATCCTCAACCGAACAGAGAGGGACGACCGGTACCTCTCACATCCTGTTGAGGCTCCGGATGGCATGGTGCTCAGTTTGAGTGCAGGCATGGGGAATGTCTTCAGCGCCGCACTGTTTAACGTGAGGATCTAATCATGCCCGTTGTCGATAGCAAACAGCAGATGCTCCCCGTCGGGGATGTGCTCAAAATCGCTGCTGAAAATACCAAGAGCGAATACCCCGTCGAGTTCGTCTACGCGACCTTCGTCAAAGAGGTCCAGATGCCCGGGAGCAAGTTCCTCCGCTATGGCAACACGATCTATGTGATCCACGGCTCCGAACGCGAACCTCGCAAAGGCATGTTCCGCGCCCTGAATGCGGACACTGCCGAGAATTTCATGGCTTCTGGTTTCCAGTTTGTCGTTGATGCCTACAAGGCCGGCTTCGACACTCTTGTCACTCAGTTCAGAGACCAGAGCCTCATCAACATCTTCCGAAACGTCGCAAAGAATCCGCCAAACCCTGGCATGGGCTACAACGTCCAGATGCTGGGCAACGGTGAATACCAGGTGGCTTTGCAACTTGGAACACCTCGTGGAGGAGCTAGATAATGAGCGCAGTTGTCGATTTTGTTTCTGACGTCGTTGGAGGCGTCGTTGAGGCCGTTGGCGATGTGGTTGAGTCCGTCGTCGACGTTGTCAAGGACGTTGGTCGCGCGATCGATGACTACGTCATTCAGCCCATCCTAGATGACCCACTGACCGCTGTCGCCACGATGGCTGGTGCGGCTTTCTTAGGTCCTGCCATTGCCCCGATGCTTGGTACTGGCCTTGGAGCTGCGACAGGCTACGTGGCCACAGGCCTTGGAGCTGCCGCCGGTAACACGGCGGCTGGCCTGGCGCAAGGCGAAGATTTTGATGAGGCTGTCAAGGGCGGTCTGCTTGCTGGCGTTACCGCTGGCGCAACATCTGCTGGTTTTGATTACCTCACAGGAGGTGGTGCTTGGGCTCCTGAAGCTTCTGCTCCGGCTGCTCCTGGCTATGACACGGCCGCCATGGACGCGCTTGTCGACGACATCATGGCAAGGCCAGATGTTCCAGGAGGTGCTCCTGTAGCAGAGAGCTTCCCAGTTGCTCCACAACCAACTATAACCAGCACCGACCTTCCTCCGCTGACCTCAGTTGCTGATGATGCCCTGACTGGCGGAACTTCTGGAACTGCAGCTGCTTCTGCTGATCCTCTTGGCGACTTCATCGCCCAACTGCCTGGCATGACCGATGATGCTGCGGCTGCTGGCGCTGGATCCTCTGCAATCTCCGGTGTTCCTGAGGTCCCAACCAACTACTTGCTCGATGGCGTCAAGTTCCCGTCGACCCAGGGACTCAAGGTTCCTGAGATCAGCCTTGATGCGCCAATCCCACGTGACCTGATGGGGAACGTGGATTACAGCCTGACTGCCGGCATGGACTTCACAGGTCCTGGCCTGCAAATGCCAAGCTCGCCAAACATCAGCAGCATGGGTGGTGGCCAAGGCTTGACAGTTGACGTTGCTGGCCTGCCTGAGTTCACCTACGGCATGGACAGCATTGATCCTGCCATGCGTGGTATGAGCGATTCTTGGGTCGGTGACAATGGCCAGTTGTACGGACTCGAGCAACCTGGCGGCACACTGAGCCAATACGGGGTCACTCCAACTCCTGACGTCATCAACTATCCTTCTACGTCAGCTGCAGTAACCGATACAAGGACTCTGGGTGACAAGCTCAAGAACTTTGAGTTCGGCGACATCAGTATGGGCGACATCGGCAAGGCCGCAATCGGCTACGCTGTGGAAAACCCGTTGACAACGCTGGCCGCTGTGACACTTGCTGGCGGTGTGCTTGGTGGTGCTGGTGGTCCTCCTGCAGGAACAACTGGCCCCAACCCTGGTGGTACTCGCGACGAGAATTTCACTCGCCCAATGGACATGTACAACTACATGCGTGAGCAGCAGCAATATGGTGGCGACATCTACGGCTATGGCACGCAAGGTGGCGAGCATAAGTTCTTCACTCCTTCCCGCTTTGAACCCGTGCCAATTCCAACTCCAGCCAAAGTCGGTGGCCTGATCCAGTACAAGCAACGCTTGGCTGCTGGCGGTGTGGCTCAACCGCAAATGCCGCAAACCCCTCAGCGAGGCATGGACCCACGTCAAGCCGCAATGGCAGCAATGCAACAGCGAGCTGCTATGGCTAAGCGTCAAGGTGCTCTTGCTCAAATGCAAGGCGGTATGCCTGGTGGCATGGGAGGCCAAATGCCTCCTCAAGCTCAGGGCGCAATGCCTGGTGGCATGCCCGGCGGTATGCCTGGTGGCCAGATGCCCCAGCGTCGTCAAGGCCCGATCAACCGCAACCCCAAGACTGCCTACTACCAGTATGGGACACCTCCTGCCATGGCAATGGGTGGTCTCAACATGGTCCGCAGCATGAACGTGGGCGGTGGTGCAGACGGCCGCTCTGACGATGTTGATGCCCTGCTCAGCGACGGTGAGTACGTCATCGACGCCGAGACCGTGGCAATGCTCGGCAACGGGTCATCTGAGGCCGGTGCAAGCCGCCTTGACCAGATGCGCGAGCAAGTCCGCAAACACAAGGGCCAGAACTTGTCCAAGGGTAAGATCAGCCCTGATGCCAAAAGTCCTCTGGCCTACCTGAAGGGAGCCTGATATGGGAATCCTTGACTTCCTGTTCCAGGGCAGTCCACCCCAGTCGGTCACGACATACGGCGAGACCACAACTGACCTGCCCACCTGGTATAGCGATTACACGCAGGGCCTGATCAGTCGGGCCAATGCGATTGCAGCCGAACCGTATCAGGCCTACACGCAGCCAAGAATCGCGCCACTGGACTACGGGCAGACGCAGGCGTACAACAAGACGTTTGGGTTGGAAGGCCAGTACACGCCGACGATGAACGCGGCGATCTACTCAGCCACCCAAGGGGGTCAAGGTAGTGCGCTAGGCCAAGCTCAACCGTACTTTCAACGGGCTGAGACCTACAACCCGTATGCGGCAGCGACTCCTCTCCTTGGAGAGGCCAGCAACTACTTGCGTCAGCAAGTTGGTGACACCAGCGCCCTTGCCCAGCCGTATTTTGGTCAGGCCTCAAGCTTGGTCGGTACGGGGACTCAGGGCACTGCAGGCCTTGCAAGCCCGTTCTTGAACTTGGCTTCGCAGCAAACGGGTCAAGCAGGTCAGGCAGTCGCAGGCCAAGCTGCTCCGTACTTGCAGCAGGCTAGCGCAGGCACAACTGCGGCAGGCATGGCCGACACGGCAGGACTGGCAAGCCCCTACATGCAGCAGGCTGGAGCGCTAGCTGCTCGTGGAGCTCAGACAGGTTTGGGTGGCATCGAAGAGTACATGAACCCCTACCAAGAGCAGGTGATCAGCCGCATTGGTGAACTGGGCCAACGCAATCTTCGCGAGAACCTGCTGCCAGAGATTCAAGACCGTGCGATTGCCGCAGGTCAATTCGGAGGCAGCCGCCAAGGCGAAGCTATTGGCAGAGCGCTTCGGGATGTCCAGGAGTCCACTCTGGCAGCCCAGAGCCAAGCTCTGCAGCAAGGCTACACCCAAGCTGGTCAGCAGCAAGCTGCAGATCGCGCTCGTCAGCTTCAAGCCGCTCAACAGCAGGCCCAGTTTGGTCAGCAGGCTGCTGGTCTTTCGGCTGCCGATTACCAGCGGCTCTTGGCAGCATCTGGCCAGCAAGCTCAGATCGGTCAATCATTGGCAGGCCTCAGTGCAGCTGATCAACAGCGACTTCTGTCTGCTGCGGGTCAACAGGCGGCCATTGGTCAAAGCATGGCAGGACTGACGGGTGCTGACTATCAGCGCATGCTGGCTGGGGCCCAACAGCAAGCCGCCATGGGCCAAGCAGCCGCAGGCCTTGAAGGTGCAGACCTTGCACGGTACGGCCAGGCTGGTTCTCAGCTGGGAGCCCTTGGCCAGCTGTATGGCCAGCTTTCCAGCTCGACGGCCCAACAGCTTGCGAACCTTGGTCAGCAGTCCGGGGCCCTTGCCGGCCAGGACTACACCCGTCAGCTGCAGGCTGCTCAGCAGCTTGGCACGCTGGGCCAACTGCAACAGTCCATGGGCCTCCAGAACATTGGGGCCTTGGAAGCTGCTGGCGCCATGCAACAGCAACAAGGACAACGAAGCTTGGACCAGGCCTATGCGGACTTCCTGGCACAGCGCGAGTACGACCGGAACAACATTGCCTTCCTCAACGCTGCGATCCGCGGCTTGGAGATTCCAACGTCCACGTCCACCCAGTCGACTGGCCCTGCAAGCGTGTACCAACCATCGCCACTGTCTCAACTGGCTCAGGGTGCTGCAAGCATCTACGGCTTCAAGAAACTGTTCGGCGGCTAAGACAAGAGGTAGACCATGGCATTTCCAGAAGACGACTTCGAAGATGGCGACCAGGACACTGGAGGCGGTGGTGTTCGCGCCGTCGCAGACACTTCTGGCTACACGTCTCGCACGGCTTCCAATCCATACACCAAGGACCTTCAAGACCTGCTCTCGAAGTACCTGGAGCAAACTGACCGCCAAGCCACCGAAAAAGAGCGGCTTCTGGACGAGGCTCGCCAAAAGATCATGGCAAGGTCTGCAGGTCCTAGCGACGCAGAAGTCGCCTTCAGGATCGCTGCTGCCTTTGGCAAGCCCACTCGTACCGGTAGCTTTTTTGAGACCCTGAGCGGTGTCAACGAGGCAACTGCAGGCGTGCTTGGCGAAAAGCGCAAAGCATCTCAGGAACTCGAAGACCTCAACCTGAAGTACCGCCTGGCCGGCATGGACGCCAAGTCTGAAGGCATGAAAGGCAAGCTGTCGGCCCTGTCGACCTTGGCCCGTTCTGTGCCCAAGGACAAGGTCCCTGAAGTCGTGGCGATGCAGCAGATCGTCGACGATCCAAACGCATCTGAGTCTGCCAAGAAGACGGCTCAGGCCCGCATCACCTTCTTGACCACTCGCTCTGGTGGCCAGGGGACTGAGATTGACCGGCTTGTCGAGAAGATCAACGACCCCAACACACCTGCTGATGCCAAGCGCATGTATCAGGCTCGCTACAACAAGCTGGTCCACATTGCGCCGAGCGGTACTGACGCTGTCGCAAGCAAGCCTCAGTCGCCGCAGGGCCGTATTGCAGCGGACGAAGGCTTGAAGCCGGGGACTCCTGAGTACAACAAGCGCGTCCAGACCCTGGTTCAGCAAGGCCAGAACAAGCTGTCTCCGACCGAGATGAAGATGCAGGACGAGCTCAAGGACCGGGTTGCTGCTGGTCGTGAGGTCGTACTGAACCTTGACAAGGCCCTGAAGCTGAATGACGTGGCCTATGAGGGATCAACGGCAGGAGCCCGTGAGGTTGCTGGCCGCCTGGTTCCTCTGGTTCGTAGCAGCGAGGCCCAAACAGCCACTGCCGAACTCGAGAACCTGATCTTGGGCAACGCGCTGAGCCAATTGAAAGTGATCTTCGGAGCAGCTCCAACTGAAGGCGAACGCAAGATCCTGGTCGACTTGCAAGGCTCAATCAACAAGCCGGCAGCTACCCGCAAAGTCATCTGGGAGAATGCCCAAAAGGCAGCCGCCCGCCGACTCAAGGACAACCAGCAGCGCCTGAATGATCTTGTCTCTGGTGCATCGGCTCGTCGTGCTTCTGAAGAGCCAGAAGGCCAAGCAGACGGGGGCCCCGTCAAGATGGCTGATGGCGGCCTGACCATGGCCAACATTGGCCGTGCCGTAGGCCAAGGCCTTGGTTTTGGCTTTGGAGACGAGGCCGTGGCCAGGGTTCGTGCGAAGATGGAGGGGCGCCCCTACGAAGACGTGCTTCGTGAAGAGCGTCAGGCCTATGAGCAGTTCAGCAAGCAGTACCCTGTGACGGCATTGGGCACCGAGCTGGTCTCAGGAGCTATTCCGACCATTGGAGCCATGTTTGTTCCAGGCGGCCAGGCAGCCTCTGTTGTTGGCGGGGCACGCATGGCTCAAGCCGCACAGAAGTTCGGCTCGATCCTTCCTCAGTTCATGAAGGGTCAGATGGGCAAGGCAGCCGCTGTTGGTGCTGGCACAGGAGCAATCTCTGGAGCCGGCACTGCGACCGAAGGCGAACGCGGTCAAGGAGCCGTGACAGGTGGCCTCACTGGCACTGTTGCTGGTCCTGTGGTTGCCAAGGGCGCTGACATGGCGATTCGTGGCGGCAAAGCTGTGAAGAATGTCTTCAAGCCCTCTCCGATGACGGTTGAGGATCGAGCCACCGAAAAGGTGTTGCAGGCCATGGGCCGCGACGAACTGCAACCTGCTGACGTCAAGGCTCGCATGGATGCTGACCGTGCCCTGGGGGTCAAGTCCACCCTGATGGACGTCACTCCATCGACTCAGTCGCTTGGTGAAGCTGTGGTGACCCTGCCTGGTCCCGGCCGCAAGACGCTTGGCGGTCCTCTGGGCGAGCGCTTGGAACAGGGCCGCGACGTGGTTGGTCAACGTGCCAGCCAGACCCTGGCCAAGGGTCAAGACTTCACAGCAACCGAAGACAGCTTGATGGGCCGCCTTCGCTCCAACGCCAACAACCTCTACGACAAGGCCTATGCCCACGGCTCTGTTGACGATACCCGCATCCTCAAGGTCTTGGAGGACGACACCTTCAAGAGCGCCTTCAAGGAGGCTCAACGCATTGCCGCCAAAGAAGCCAGGGCTGCCGAGCTTCGCGGGGAAGATCCTAGCCGCTTCAAGCTGGGTGACATCTATGACCTGGACGATCAGGGCAACATGGTCAGCGTCGGCAAGATTCCCGACGTGCGGACCCTGGACTACATCAAGCGCGGCATCGACGCACTCATCGACAAGGGCTACAAAGGCGAAGGCATGGGCAAGGCAGAAGCCAATGCGCTCAAGGACCTTCGCAAGGCCTTCGTTGGCGTCATCGACGAGAACGTGCCTGAGTACGCAGTGGCGCGTTCCAAGTATGCTGGCGACATGGAGGTTCTTGACGCCTTGCGCCTGGGCAAGGACGAGTATCTGACACCGAAGATGCTGCCTGAACAAGCTCGCAAGCTGGTCGCCGGCATGTCTGATGCAGAAAAGGACGCCCTGCGTATTGGAGCCGCCCAGTCGATCATGACCAAGATCATGGATGCTCCCCAGCAGGTCAATGCCGCCCAGCGCATCATCGGAGCCCCTGCAACCCGCAAGCGCCTTGAGGCCTTGTTCGACAACCCTGCCGAGTATCAGGTGTTCGAGGCTGCCTTGAAGCGCGAAGCCGAACTGTTCCGCAATGCCCAAGAGGTCATTCGCAACAGCCGGACCGCCAACAAGCAAGAGGCCATCGCTGACCTCAAGCGGTCCACCAACATCCTAGACGTGGCTGGTGAAGCAGTGAACATTGCAACAGGGTCGCCTGGCTCTGTGGTCAGTCGCGTCTTGAAGTACCTGCAGGCTCGCGCGTCCCTGGACGAGAAGACCGCAGGCGAATTGGCCAACATGCTGAAGTCCAGCACGCCGCAAGAGATCGACTCAGTCATGAAGCGCCTTGAGGCAGGAGCAGGCCGCATGGCCCAGGACCAAGAGCGAGCCGCGACCCGCATGAAGGTCATCTCTGGCTCCGTGGGCACAGCAGCTCCAGAAGGTCGGAGCACTGACACTGAAGAAAAAGCCCCGGAAGAAGATGACGAAGCCAGAATCGAGCGCATCCTCCGGGAGAACCAGTGATGAGTGAACTGAACAAACTGAAGCAGAAGTACGAAGACGGTGGGAAAGCGGAGAAGATCAAGGGCCTTACGAAGTCGCTTAAGGGCGAGGCTTCGATTGGCCCGATCCCGAGAAGCAAGGCTGCTGAATTCATGGGCGATACGGTTGCCGGGGCCATCAGGTCGGCGCGTGGAGCTCTTTCGGGTGAGGTTCCTCTCGTCGGCGGGACGGTCGGCGAATGGATCTTTGGTCAGGCGCCTGAGGCGCTTGAAGATTGGTCTTACGGTTTCGGTCCCGTTCGCCTTGGTCGCACTGACGTTGCTGGTCCTGCTGGTGCTCTCTATGGCATGAAGGTCGATGACCGCCTGCTCGATGTGGCAGGAGCCGCTGAGCTTCCCTACCTGGCCGGCAAGATGGGAGCCAAGGGAACTGTTGCAGCCTCCAAGCGCCTGATGGACGCCATCAAGGGCCGCGCCGAGCCAGAGCTCCAGACCTTGCAGCAGAAGTATGCTGGTGGTGGCCGCGTTGGCCGCTTCATCTCAGCTGTCGACAAGGCCATTGACACCCTGAAGCAAAAGAAGGGCACGGGCGAGCAGATCCTGAAGCAGATCGAAGCTACTCCTGGCGTGAAGCAGGAGGAGCTGAAATACCGTGGCCTGACTGACATCAAGAACCAGCCCAAGGTCACTCAGGAAGAAGTCAAGGCCAAGGCAGCCAAAAAGCCTGCTCCGATTCCGAAGCGCACCGTGCTTGGCGAGAACGTTGGCGTTCCAGAAGACTACAAGCCCAAGATTCCAGAAGTCCATCAGCGCCTGCTCGATGAGTACGGCATTGAGCCAGTGGTCAATCCAGACGACAGGACCATGATGGGCTTCCACCACATCGACACAGGCGAGATTGCCGATGCTGACCTGATCAAGCAGATGCCCCCTGACGAGATGGGCTTCCCTGTTCGTCCTGACGGCACGATGGATCCTCAAGCTGCAGAGGACTATCGCAACCTCAAGCGAGCCGTTGACCTTGCTGAACGCCAATTCCAAGTCGACTTGGCCAAGTACCAGCCCAAGTTTCAGCGCTACAGCCAACCAGGCGGCGAGAATTATCGCGAGGTTCTTGTCACGATGCCTGAGCCTTCTGAGACTGGACAGTTCCGCTCCAGCCACTACGACACGCCAGACATCTTGACTCACTTCCGAGTCAGCGATCGCGTTGGCCCCAACGGCGAAAAGGTCCTGTACGTTGATGAGATCCAGTCTGACTGGCATCAAAAGGCCCGTGACGTTCGCAAGAACTACATCAAGGAGCAGCTGAGCCTTGCAGAGAACGACATCCACAAAAAGGCCGTTGAGGAAGCTGCTCAAAAGCTTGGCTCCACTGAAATCACAGACAAGAGCCTGAAGGAGCTTGAGCGCATCAAGTCCCGCATGCGCAGGGAAATGAAGGCAGAGCTCGAGAAGACGACTCCAAAAGAGATCGGCTATGCCACTGCAGAAGATGCAGCGAAGATCAAGGAACTGGACGCCAAGATCGCTCGCCTCAACAACGAGGGCCCGACGATGGAAGAGTTGGCCGACTACTTCCAGCCCGGCAAGATCGTGAAGGGCTACGGCGGGACCGACAAGGTCTTGTCCTTCAACCCACGCGATGGCGACTGGTCCGTGACTGTCATCGAGGTCGATCCTAGAACCGGCGAGCCTGCCAGGAATGCGCGGCCCAGGACCCACTCCACTTCTCCAGGCATGGAGATGCGCCAGCAGCTTCTCAACGAGAAGCGCCAGTATAGCGACAAGGTCCCTGATGCCCCGTTCAAGGACACCTGGCACGAGCTGGCTGTCAAAGAGATCATGGACATTGCAGCCAACGAGGGCTACGCCAAGGTCGCTTTCAGCCCTGGCATCGAGCAGATCAAGCGGTACACCAATGAGATGCGCAAGGCCATTGATGAGATCAAGTTTGTGCCGACGCCTGACGGTGGCGTGACGATCAGTGGTCTCAAGGATGGCAGCTCTGTGTTCAGCGGCAACACGCTTGACGGTGTTTTCACGTCAGGACCTGCCCAAGGCAAGACTATCTCCGAGGTCCTTGGCTCAAACATCGCGAAGCAGATTGACGAGCAGCTTCCGTCCATCTCTTCTGGCAGCCGTGTCACGACAGAAGAAGACATTGCAGCCCTTGCCAACAAGATCATGGACTCAGATGATGACTATGAGTTTTTAGACCTGGCCCAAGAGTACACCGACACCATGGCCATCGAGAACCTCAGGAACCGTGGTATCACGTCAAGAGCAGCCAACTTTGATGACCTGATGGTCGAAGAAGGCGATCGCATCCAGAGCTTCGCAGTTGAAAAGGCTGCTCGCGAGTTGGCCGAAAGACGCCTCGCCATGTCTGGTGGCGAAGGTTTGCCGTCTCCGGGTTCCATCAAGGGAGAAGACCTGGCCGTCGGCGGCGAAGGCATGAAGTCGTTTTACGACAAGCGCCTGCCTGACTTCATCCGCAAGTATGCTGGCAAGGAGTTTGGGGCCCCTTCGGACTACATGGACATCACGATGGCTTCTCCGAAGACCAAAAAGCCCACGGAGCGCGAGATCCGCGAGTTTATGCACCAGATCGGGGACGCGGACGACGAAGAGCTGATGATCAGGACTCAAGACTTAAACACCCGTATGGCCAGAGAAGCCCTGGAGGAAATGGGGATTCGCGAAGCAGATGACCCAACACACTTTGACGATCAGCTGTGGAATGTCATGGACGAGTTCCAGGACAGGGCCAGGGAGCAAGCCGCTAGGGAGATAGCTCTCGAGCGTCTGAACTATGCAGAACCTGGCGCAAAGATGCGTGCTTTCACCGTTGACGTGACTCCGAAGATGCGGGAACGGATCACCACGGAAGGCCAGAAGCTCTTCGCGGTTCCTCCCGCCATCGGAGCCGTGCCAGCAGCCCAAGAGCTCATAGCCCCGGTTCCAGCCCAACCAGCTACCCAGGAACAGGTCCAGGAACCCCAGGATGAACCCCAGGGCTTCCAGAGTGGTGGGAGAGTAGGTTTGGCAAGGGCAGCATCCGAAAAGCTCCTACGGGTCCTCCATGGGTCACCTACCAAGGTCACCCCTGACGCGCAGCGCGTGATGGACGTCACGACAGATCCGGGCTACGCGATCAAGCGCGGCCAGGACAAGATGCTGGGCCAATCTGGACCCCCGATGGTCAACAAGTTCGACATCCCAGAGGGCCGCCTCCTGAAGTTCGAGGAACAGTACAGCCCAGAAGACATCGCCCTGATGCGGCGGTTTTTCAACAAGCTGCCAGAAGGTCAAGCCCTGAAAGGCGAAGACATCTGGGACCTGGCCCACGGAAAAGACGTGGTCATGGAGGGTGTAGCCAAGGCAGGCGGCTTTGCTGGCTACCAGAGGCCCAACACGGGAGCCTACGGCAAGGGCGACTGGTACCGGATCGTAGAGCCAGAACAGCTCAAGCGCGGCAAAAAGAAGGGCGGACTGGCCCAGGCCTTCCCAAAATCCCTATAGGGTATTTCTAGGACCAAAACTAAGAGGATCAGTACAACCTGTTTTCGGTGCGCGCCATCTCCTGCTTTAGGAACGAGCGAACGATACTCTCTAGAGTTCTTTCTTGTACCAATACACTCTGTTTTCGTCCTAGAATTCATCTATAGGGGTTTTGGCTCGCCTGGCCCTGGAGGCTGGTAACTGTCCCAGCCCAAAAATTTTTGCAAAAAGCCGCGCGGTGCGCGGTTTTGCGCCCTATAATCGCATCAAGCACAGCGTGTTGCGGTGCTACCAGAAAGGAGAAAGTATGTCGCACGAAGTCGAGACTATGGCGTATGCCAATGAAGTTCCCTGGCACGGTCTGGGTGTTCCTGTTTCCTCTGACCTCACACCGGCCCAGATGCTGGATGCTGCAGGTCTCAACTGGCGCGTCGAGCGCAAAGGCCTTTGGGTCGATGGTGTTGACCACCTGCTGAACAGCCACTACGCGCTGGTTCGCGATACCGACCAGAAGATCCTTGGCGTCTGCGGTGGCGAGTATCAGCCCACTCAGAATGCCGACGTGTTCGAGTTCTTTGACCGGTTTTGCAAGGCCGGCGACATGAAGATGGAGACTGCCGGATCCCTGTCTGGCGGCAAGCGCGTCTGGGGCCTGGCCAAGATCAACGGCGGCTTCATGCTGGGCGGCAAGGACGAAGTCGAGGGCTACATCCTCCTCGACAACCCCCACATCTGGGGCCGCAGCCTGCAGATCCTGTTCACCCCGATCCGCGTGGTTTGCAACAACACCCTGACCGCAGCGCTCCGCAACAACACGAACCAAGAGAACACGTTCAGGATGTCGCACGACCGCGCGTTCGACGACCAGATCAAGCAGCAAGCTGCTGAGAAGGTTGGTTTGGCCATGAAAGCCCTGGACGTGTTCAAGGACAAGGCCGAGTTCCTGGCCGGCAAGCGCGCCAAGGACCAGAAGGTGCTGGAGTTCTTCAGCAACCTGGTGAACCCTGACCTCTACCAGACCGCTCAAGAGATGAGCGAGGACGGTACCGTGAACCGTGCTGACCTTGGCCGCACAGTCAACAGGCTGTTCGACATCGTCAACACCCAGCCCGGTGCTGACCTCAAGACTTCTGCCGGTACCTGGTGGGGCGCCTTCAACGCCGTGACGTACTACTACGACCACGTCGCTGGAACGGATCAAGACAAGCGCCTGACAAGCGCGTGGTTTGGTTCGGCAGCTACCCGCAAGCGCCAAGCTCTCGACCTTGCTGTCGAGTTCGCAGAAGCAGCCTGATCCACGGGCCCCCGAAGAGGGGGTCCCCTTTATCTTCCATCTTCCATTCACAGGAGAAAACAAATGGCAAACGCCAGAGGCAAGCACATCGACAACACGCACCTCAGCATCGACCAGGCTGAAGAACGCGGCTTCATCCATCGCGACTACATCGCCCACTGTCTGCGCTGGACCCACGTGGCCAAGTGGATGGGCAAGCCAGAAAACCGACGCGACTGCAAGCTGCTCGACATCGGCTGCGGCAAGGACGTACCACTGGCCAAGATGCTGATGACAAGCCGCTTGGCTTCTGACGGCCTTGAGTACATCGGCATTGACTACAACAAGCTCGAGATGCCCAAGGCCTTCGAGAACACCAAGTTCAAGCCCACCCTGATTGGCAACGTGGCCTTCCCAGACTGCCAGCTGCCCCATGAGAAGTTCGACGTCATCACATGCTTCGAGGTGCTGGAGCACGTCGAGCCTCTGCACGCCTACAAGATGATCGAGGGGATCCGTGACCGCCTGTCCGCTGACGGCATGGCCTTCATCAGCACCCCTGTCTACGACCCCAAGGTGGGAGCAGCTGACAACCACGTCAATGAGATGACCTACGAGGTCATGCAGGTCTTGCTGCACAAGGCAGGACTGCAAGTTGATGCTCACTTTGGCACGTTCGCCAGCATCAAAGACTACAAGGAGATGATTGAAAAAGATGACTTGGATGCAATCTTCAGCCGCCTGCGTGATTACTACGACAGCAATTACCTGGCAACTATCTTTGCCCCGCTCTATCCCCACCGCGCTCGCAACGTGCTGTGGCGAGTCAAGCTGCCCAATACAGCGGAGATGTTCGAAGCTCCGAAGCTTGCTGGACTTACTCAACCACTCTCCAGCAGCGACCAATGGCAACCCCTCTTTGATTACCTTGGAGAAGGAGCGTGAACGTGAGCCAGCTTAACAACAGCATCCAGTTCAACATGCCTCAGCAGGGCGACCTTCCCACAGAAGTGCTTCGCCTTGACAAGGACGGTTTTCACCTGAATGGTGAGCTCATTGAGGACGGCGGCAGGGCCTACGTGCTCTTCATGGAGTGGCTCGATTGGGCTCACTCCGAAGTCAAGCCAGACCTCTTTGGCATGGTGGCTGCCTTCCATCAGAAGTACGGGCTGCAGCCGACAAATGGTCCTGACTTTCCTGTCGAGGACATCTGGAAGCTCAAGAACCTCCACATGCAAGAAGAGCTGGACGAGATCAGAGCCAGTGCGATCAACGGAAACCTTGAGGAGTACTTTGACGGCCTGATTGACCTGATCTACGTCGCCCTCGGGGCTGCTTACCTGGCAGGCCTACCGTTCAACGAGGGATTCAGGCGGGTCCACGAAGCCAACATGAAAAAGATCAGGGCAGAGAGGCCAGAAGATAGCAAACGCGGATCCGCCTATGATATAGTGAAACCTGAGGGATGGCAGCCACCGACGCTGACCGACCTCATCAGAAAGGAGAAAGCATGAAAGGTTTAGTCGTCATTGACGGCTGCGATGGGACTGGCAAGACAACGCTTGCCCAAGCTCTTTGCAAGCGCTTCAATGGTGTCTACATGCACAACACCTACCGCTGGCCGAAGAAGATGCCGCTGTATCACACAGCAGCCCTTCATCGTGCACTGAAGCTGTCGCGTGAAAGGCTTGTCGTCATCGATCGCTTGTGGATGAGCGAAGCCATCTATGCCGACGTGTATCGTGGTGGCAGTCCATGGCCTCACATGGGTCGCATCATGGACCGCATCGTGCGTCGCTTCTGTGGCCTGTACATCATCACCCAATCTCCCAAGGGTCATCGCGAGCGCTTTGAGGAACTGAAGTCAGAGCGCAAGGAGATGTACGACGACGTCGACCAGGTGCGCATCCGCTTTGACATGCTGTTCGAAGGTGGCTTTGACGTTCACGATCGCGACTATGCACAGCAGCTGTCTGTCCATGGCATGCGCCATCGCAACGACGTGCTCCCCTATCGCTACGACGTTGAAGGTCAAGACCTAGACATCTACTGCGACATGGTGGCCTCTGTCATCGAGAATCGCCAGATGCGTCAGCTGCCAGAAGCCTTGCGCCTCGAGCACGAGAACTTTGCTGGCTACCTTGGCGAAGCGAAGATCATCTTCGTTGGCGATCAAACCAACAGCAAGCTTCGCGCGATCAACTGGCCGTGGTACGACTTCGGCAACAGCAGCGAGTTCTTCGCAAGCCACTTGCATGACATGCTGTTCGATGAGCAGCAGGCCATCTACATCAACGCCAACAGCCCCAACGGCGGCTTGCACATCAATGATTGCTTGCGCATGCAGCCATTCTTGAAGGTCATCGCGCTTGGTGAAGCAGCTAGCAAGACCCTGAGCTACTACTGCCTCGTCAAGCATCAGACCATCATGCATCCGTCGTACGCCAAGCGATTCAACAAGGCCAGCGAATTCAAACAACAACTTCAAGGAGCCGTCAATGCAGTCCTCCAACAGCACTAATGTGGCGTGGCAATCGCTGCTTCACATGGTCATGAAGCACGGCCATGAGACCAGTCCACGAGGCCAGCGGACCAAGGAGCTGCTTGGCATCAAGTCCACAGTGGACATGCGAAACCCCGTCATCACCATCAAGGAGCGCAAGCTTGGCTACAAATTCATGGCTGCTGAAGCCGCTTGGATCATGTCTGGCGACAACCGTGTCAAGACGATCGCGCCGTACAGCAAGGCCATCAGCAACTTCTCTGATGACGGCATCTTGTTCTTTGGCGCCTACGGACCACGCATTCGGGATCAGCTGGGCCATGTGGTCAAGAGCTTACGCGACGACAACGATTCGCGTCAAGCCGTCATCACCATCTGGCGCAGCAACCCCCGTCCATCAAAAGACATCCCTTGCACCATCAGCTGCCAGTTCATGATTCGCGGCGGCAAGCTGCATTGCTTCATGAACATGCGGTCGAGCGACGTGTGGCTTGGAGTTCCGTACGACTGGTTCAACTTCAGCATGTTGAGCCTTGGCGTCTGCTTGCTGCTCCGTGATGTTGGCGTCAACGTCACGCCAGGTCTGCTTCACTTCTACGCTGCCAGCCAACACATCTATGAGCCCAACTTCGAGGGCGCAGAGCAGTGTCAGGACGGCGAGATTCTTGGTTCAACCAGGCTCTTCAACATCGAGGAATTCATCGACTACGACCATCTGGTCACAAGTCTTTGGGCCATTGCCGATGGTCAACTACCTTTGATCTTGGAGAACCGCAATGTCAAGGATGACTAAAGATGAGTACTTTTCGAACATGGCTCAACTCGTCAGTCGGCGAGCTACGTGCGCGCGGAGGTCTGTTGGCTGCGTACTTGTATCTGGTCGTGGGCATGTGCTCGCTACTGGCTATAACGGCCCTCCTAGTGGCAGTGATCATTGCATCGATTCTCCTTGCCCCGGCGCATCTTATCCGTCGGGCGCTGGACTGGAACGATGCGAGGCGATCCATGCGGAACAGAACGCTCTACTCCAATGTCGAGACATCTTCCAAATCGAAACGGCGTATGTGACCACGTTGCCTTGCATGACATGCATGAAGCTGCTGCTGAACACCAGCTGCAAGCGAATCGTGTACCTGCAAGACTATCCCCATCAAGAAGCAAAAGAACTTTGGACACGCAATGGACGCGAACTCATACAGGCCGCCATCTAACTTTCCCGACCTCAGCAAGGCTGGTCGCATCGCAATCGACTGCGAGACGCGTGACCCCAACCTGATGACCAAGGGTCCTGGTGGCGTGCGCCGTGACGGGTACATTGTGGGCTTCTCTGTTGCGACAGACGACGGCTTTGCAGAGTATTTCCCCGTGCGTCACGAGGCTGGTGGCAACCTGAATCCTGAGAACGCCTTCGCTTGGTTGAAGGACCAGATGAAGACAGACGTGCCGAAGGTTGGGGCCAACATCCCATACGACTTGGAATGGCTGCTGACAGAGGGCGTCAAGGTCAATGGGCCCAAGTACGACGTGCAGGTTGCCGAGCCGCTGCTCGATGAGGACCGCATCACCTACAAGCTTGATGCCTTGGCTGAGTCATACCTCGGTGAGCACAAGGACGAGTCTCGCATGATCGAGGCAGGGGTACGTCGTGGCATCAAGCCAGCGGAGATTAAGGGAAACCTCTGGCGGCTGCATGCCGGTGAGGTGGCCGACTATGGCCACAAGGACGCCGACCTGCCGATCCGTATCTTCGCCCAGCAGGAAGTCTTGCTACACGACGAGAAGCTCTGGGACCTGTTCATGCTGGAGACCCAGATCATTGACGTGCTGGTCGCGATGCGCCAGAAGGGAGTTCGCGTCGATGTCGACCTCGCCAAGCGCGTCAAGGCTCAGTTACTTGACGAGCAAGAGCAGCTGATGGACAAGCTGAAGAAGGTTGCAGAGCGGTCCATAGACATCTGGTCTGGTGACGATATACAGGCAGCCTGTGATGCTCTGAAGCTGGATTACCCAAAGACTGAAAAGGGGAATGCGAGCTTTGCTGCTGAGTTTCTTGAAAGTGCTGATCATGAATTTTTCTCCTTGATTTCGAAGGCCCGCAAGCTTGACAGGGCCGGTGGAGTATTTATCGACAGCAAGATCATTCAGATGGAAAGCAACGGCCGCATCTATCCTGAGTGGCGTCAGGTGCGGAACGACAAGGGTGGTACCAAGTCAGGTCGCTTTGCGTCTGCGAACCCGAACATGCAGCAGGTCCCAGCTAGGGATCCGGTGCTGGCTCCGCTGATTCGCTCGATCTTCATCCCTGAAGATGGCCACCAGTGGGGCGTGTTCGACTACTCTCAGCAGGAGCCTCGTGTCACCGTGCATTACGCCTACCTGCGGGGCTTTGCAGGAGCTGAGGCAGCCCGCAAGCGCTACATTGAGAATCCAGACACGGACTATCACCAGCTCGTCGCAGACATGGCTGGCATCAAGCGCAAGGAAGCGAAGTCGCTGAACCTGGGCTTGGCATACGGCATGGGGAAGGCTAGGGCTGCTAGCCAACTGGGTCTGCCACCAAAGGAAGCCGAGAACGTCTACAACCAGTATCACGCCAACGTGCCGTTCATCAAGGCGCTTGGCGAGGAGTGCACGCGCATCGCTACCAACCGCGGCTACGTCAAGACGCTGCTGGGACGGCGCCGGAGGTTCCAGCTGTTTGGGCCACCAAAGTACAGCCCTGGCCTGATCCCACTCAGGAAGGACTTGGCTGAAGAGAAGTACGGGCTGCCGCTCAAGCGGTACTTCGTCCACAAGGCCATGAATGCCGTGATTCAAGGATCGTCGGCAGACATGATCAAGCAGGCGATGGTGAACCTGTTCAAGAAGGGCGAGGTCCCGCATCTGACGATCCATGACGAATTGGACTTCAGCATCCGTGACCTTGATCATGCAAGGATGATTCGTGAAGAGATGCTCACATGCGTGGATTTAGAAGTGCCATTGAAAGTAGACTGCGAACTTGGTTCAAACTGGGGGAACGCAGTGGAGGTTCAGCTATGAAGGAAAGCCAGTTCTGGGCTCTCGTCAAAGGCAAGCTGCTGGGCGACGTTGAGCGCATGGAGAACGCTTTGACTAGGGGGACTCCTGACGTCAACGGTTGCTTTGAGGGCCATGAGTATTGGCTGGAGCTCAAGGTGCTGGATGACAAGGGCCGTTGTGAGTTGCGTCCTGAGCAGTACCTGTGGCATCGCAAGCGTCAGGAGCATGGTGGCCGCGTGTTTGTCCTGGCCCGCAACGACAATCTCCTGAAGCTGTATCAGGTGCAGAGGAACATGGAGATGCACGAGCTGTGGGCGTGCTCAAAGCCGTTCCAATGGGACAACATGAATAGCCTGATTTTTTCCGTTCCTCCGTTTTGCACGGAGATGAAGGTCATCCACTGTGGAGAGATGCAATGACAGTTTACGTCGTACAAGAGAGCCCGAAGTTCAACATCCTGCCTGCTGCAGAGTATGGTGAGCTGAAGACACTACTGCCGCCTGGTCAGGTTACCCTGTCCACGGCCCCAACGATTCGAGCGCTGCGTGACAAGCTGCGTTCGTTCTCGGACAGCGATTTCCTGCTGGCTATTGGTGACCCCATTGCCATCGGTTTGTCCGTAGCGGTTGCCGCCAATTTCAACGGTGGCAAGATCAAGATGCTCAAGTGGGATCGCCAAGAGCATCGTTACTACGCCATTGAGGCGGATTTGAATGGAGTCAGAGCAAATGCTTGAAGACATGTTGGCCGACAGTCGATCAATGCCAAGCGATGACGGTCTGAAGAAGATCAGTCGTTTAGCCGAAGCCTTGATTGACAAGGAAGAGGAGATCAAGGAAGCGGAGACGCGACTGAAGATCATGAAGGAACAACTGAAGGACATCGCAGAAAAGCAGCTGCCAGATGCGATGGCCGAGGTTGGGATGGCGAAGTTTGCGCTCACTGACGGCAGCGAGGTGACCGTCAAGCCGTACTACTCCGCCAAGATAGGTGATGAGAAGCGTGAGGAGTGTTTTGGCTGGTTGCAAGACCATGGCCACGAAGCACTGATCAAAGACGAGGTCTCGATCGCCTTTAATCGTGGAGAGCATCAGAAAGCCGAGGAGTTCAAAGCCCAGCTGGAACAGCAAGGCATCGAATACTCTGGCAAGATGGGTGTTCACCCACAGACTTTGACGGCATTCGTCAGGGAACAAGTGGAAAGCGGTGCCGAATTTCCACTTGAACTTTTCAACGTGTACATCGGCCAAATTGCTAAAGTGAAAAGGAGCAAAGCATGAGCAAGAAGAATGAGGTGGCTGTGCAGCAGCCGAACCTGCCCGTCGCATTTGCAGACGACATGATGGCCGATGCAGGACTCGGCTTCGAGAACGTCAGCGCCAACGACGTTGCAATCCCGTACCTGAAGATCCTTCAGGCACTGTCTCCGGAGTTGCGTGGTCAGACCAAGGTCCCCGGATCGGAAGAAGGCCTGGTCATCAACACCGTGACGCAGCAGCTGATGAAGGAGTTCCGTGTCATCCCCTGCGCATTCAAGAAGAGCTACGTCGAGTGGACTCCTCGTGAAGCTGGTGGTGGTTTGGTCAAGGAGCACATGGATGAAGCCATTCTGTCCAAGACCAAGAAGAATGAGCGCAACCAGGACGTGCTGCCCAACGGCAACTTGATCGTCACGACCTCCTACCACTACGTGCTGGTCTTGACTGAAGGCGGCTTCGAGCGCGCTGTCATGGCCATGAGCTCGACGCAGCTGAAGAAGAGCCGTCGTTGGCTGGGCCAGATGATGGGCCTCCAGGTCCGCGTTGGCGACAAGTCGTTCACTCCTCCGCCGTTCAGCCACAGCTACCATGTGGGAACCGGCATGGAGACCAAGGACACCAACAGCTGGTTTGGCTGGATCATCAACGATCCGGTCATGATCACTGACAAGAACCTGTACGAGACCGCCAAGAAGTTCGGTCAAGACGTGACCGCAGGCCTTGTGAAGGTTGCCGAGCCGCCGCAAGACGGCGTGGTTGAACCCGAAGACGAAGTGCCGTATTGATCGGAGCACCCAGCATGGACATCAAGAGCATCTTTCCTATGCTGGGTGCGAACATCGGCCATGTCGATGGACGCAACCCAAGCGCAACGAAGAAAGGCCCTGGCCGCAAGTCAGTGGCTGGACACAAGAAGGGCAAGCGGGGAGGCCCCAAGCGCTACATGAAGCGCGTGGAAAACCAGACCCAACAGTCGCAAACTGCAAACGTCACAAACACGCCGTTGAAGGCAGCAACACGAGGAGGCTGACATGAAGTTCGGAGACGCAATCGAGGCCCTCCAGAAGGGCTTCAGGGTCACTCGAGAGGGTTGGAATGGCAGAGGCATGTTCCTTGTGCTTGCAGGTGGCTACAAGGTCAAGAAGGAAGACCTGAGGCCTGGTGGTCCTATCAACGCAGCCTTCCTCGAATCCCGGGGGCTGGAGGAGATGGAGATCCTGCCTCACATCGACATGTGGACAGTGAATGCTCACGGCAGGCAAGCCTACCTTCCTGGTTGGTTGGCTTCGCAGACAGACATGCTGTCAGACGATTGGATGATCGTCGAGTAAGTGGCCGGGGGCTGAGGCCCCTGCCTTTTGAACAAACAGAAAGAGAAGAGTATGCTTGCACAACGATTCATGGCTTTATACGCCGGGCACTCAGGGGCCTACGGTACCTATGACATCGATGGCAAGAATACCGGCCTCAAGGTCCAGGGGACAGCCGTCACGAAAAGAGCAGCTGTTACTGAGCAACTCTGGGAAGGACATCTCTCGGGGACAAAGGGGATCGGTATCGTGCCGATCAGAGAGGACAACACATGCCTCTTTGGTGCGATTGACATTGATGAGTACAAGAACTATGACTTGAAGGAAGCGGTCGAGGCTTGCAAGCGAGCCAAGGCTCCTGTTGTGGTGTGTCGCAGCAAGTCTGGTGGCGCCCACGTCTACATGTTTTTCTCGGAGCCCATACCGGCTGCTGACGTCAAGCGCAAGCTGGCCGAGCTGGCCTCGGTCCTTGGGCATCCGACCAGCGAGATCTTTCCGAAGCAAGACACTGTCTTGACTGAGCGCGGCGATGTTGGCAACTGGATCAACATGCCGTACTTCGAGAGCCATGCGACCAGCCGTTATGGGGTGGCCGAGTCAGGGGCTCCGATGACGCCTGAAGAGTTCTTGGAGTTCGCAGAGCCGCTGCGGATGACAAGGGCCCAGTTCATCAAGCTCAAGTTCAATGAAGCCAAGACCAAGCGGAAGCAGTTCAAGGATGCTCCTCCATGCCTTGAGAAGCTAGCTCAATCAGGATTTCCTGAAGGGACCCGCAACAATGGTCTGTTCAACCTGTGCGTCCTGGCGCGCAAGATGAAACCCGATGACTGGCAGCCGATCGTGATGCAGATGAACATCGACGTCATGGATCCGCCACTGTCAGAATCAGAGGTCATGGGCGTCATCCAGTCCATGCAGAACAGCGACTACCAGTACACGTGCAGCAGGCCTCCGATCCGCCAGCACTGCAACGCTGGTATCTGCCGCATGCGCAAGTACGGCGTGGGCATCCAGTCAGGTGCTCCACGGCTGTCTAGCCTCAGCAAGTACAACACAGATCCTCCAATCTGGTTCCTTGACATGGACAACGGAGCCCGCTTGTCGCTGTCAACAGAGGACTTGCAGAACCAGTCAGGCTTCCAGAAGCGGTGCATGGAGGCCATCAACTACATGCCGCCCAAGATGAACATGAGCCAGTGGAATCAGATGATTCAGGCTCTGCTGCAAGATGTGGTCATCATCGAGGCTCCTGAGGATTCAACACCCAAAGGCCAGTTCATCGAGCTCTTGGAACGCTTCTGCACAGGCAAGGCGCAGGCCAAGCACCTTGACGAGATCTTGCTGGGCAAACCGTTCCACGACCAAGACGAGAATCGCCACCTGTTCAGGCTGGCCGACTTCATCAATTTCCTTGACAAGCAGAAGTTCAAGGAGTTCAAGCTCAACCAGATCAGCAGCTCGATTCGCGACTACGGTGGCGAGACACACACGTACCGCCTGAACGGCAAACGAGCCACGGTTTGGTCAGTCCCTGCGTTCTCGTTCCAGGACAAGGGCCATCAGACTCCTGACTTCAGCGGAGGCAGCTTGATATGAGGCCCAAGCTGATCTTGGGGCCACCCGGAACCGGCAAGACGACGACGCTCATGAACATCGTGGAGTCGCTGCTGGAGAAGGGCGTCAAGCCTGATGAGATTGGCTTCATCAGCTTCACCAAGAAGGCAACAGCAGAGGCGAGGGACAAGGCCCGACTTCGCTTTGGTTTTTCCGCAGACGAGATGCCGTTCTTCCGCACGATCCACAGCCTTGCATTCAGGCAGCTTGGACTCAGCAGGCAGCAGGTCATGCAGAACAGCCACTATCAGGAGTTGGCAGATGAGATCGGCATAGAGATCACAGGCCGTGCAAACACCGAAGACGGCACGATGACTGGCATGGCCAAGGGCGACAAGCTCAAGTTCCTAGAAGGCATGGCAAGGATCCGCTGCGTCAGCCTCAAGCAGCAGTGGGAGGAGGCAGCAGATGACGACATCGGCTGGTATGAGCTCGATCACTTCTCACGAAGCCTGATGGAATACAAGAACGAGATGGGCCTGATCGACTACACAGACATGCTCGATCAAATGCGGCTCAGCGGATTTTGCCCACGGCTCCGGGCATTGCTGGTCGACGAGGCACAGGACTTGTCCAAGCTTCAGTGGGCCGTCGTAGAAAGGATGATGAAGTATGCAGACGAAGTTTTTATCGCTGGGGACGACGACCAAGCCATATTTCGATGGGCTGGAGCAGATGTGGACCACTTCATCGGCCTCGACGGGGACGTACGCGTGCTCGACCAGTCTTACCGAATTCCATCCGTCGTCCATGACTTTAGTTGGGGAATCATCAATCGTGTGCAGCGTCGGCGGGACAAACAGTTCCGTCCGGCTGCTCACACGGGGACTCTCAATTACCACAACGACATTGAACATGTGGACATGAGCCAAGGAACATGGCTGCTACTAGCCAGGAATGTCTACATGCTCAGGGAATTGATTGACCTATGCCATCGTGAGGGCTACGCATACGAGAGCTCTGGGGTATCTCCTCGTAAGTCTGAGGCATTGTTTGCTATCAGGGCCTGGGAGCGACTCAGGAAGGGCGAGTCCATCAGCGGCGAGATGGCCAAGATCGTCTATGCCCACATGAGCAAGCGGATGGTCGAGCACGGCTACAAGGAGCTGAAACAGCTGACAGAGGATCAGGTAGACCTCGAGCTTCTGGTCCAGAAGTACGGGCTGAAGACACGGGCCATCTGGCATTTGGCCTTGGACAGGATCAGCGACGAGGAGAAGGAGTATTTTCTGGCAGCCCTCAGGCAAGGCGAGTCTTTGACAGGGGAATCTCGGATCATCATCAGCACGATCCATGGCAGCAAGGGTGGTGAAGCCGACAACGTCCTGCTGCTCAGCGACATCAGCCCCAAGACCTACGCCAGCTATCAGGAAAACCAAGACGACGAGGCAAGGGTGTTCTACGTGGCAGCAACCCGAGCAAAGAAAAACCTACACATCATCATGCCGCGCACACAACGCTACTTTGAACTATGAACAGAGAAGACATCAAGAACATGATGCAAGAAGCCGGGCTCAAGGCTCCTGCGAGAGGCGACTTCATCTTTATCCACTGGGACCAGATAGCCATGCTGCTCGAGCACCAGCGCAAGGCTTGGCTACAGCTGTTCACAGATCCAGAGAACCAGCCAACCCAGTATGGCACGGTGACCGTGGAATACATGGAGAAGTTCATGGCAGCCGAGCGCCAGATGGTCGTTGACTCGCTCAGGAAGCAGGCTGAGCTGGCAGCAGACGATTACGACCGCCGGTGGGCTCTGGAGATGGCCGCAGCAGTTGCAGCAAGGGGACAAAAATGATCGACTACAAGTACAAGACCAAGCCCTTCGCCCATCAGGACGAGGATTTCAAGCGCAGCCGGGACATGGACGAGTTCGCCCTGTTCTGGGAGATGGGCCTTGGCAAGACCAAGACCACGATCGACACGGCAGCATGGCTGTATGCGACAGGCAAGATTGAGGCTGTGTTCATCCTGGGCAACAAGGGCTCGTATCGCAACTGGGTGACCAAGGAGTTGCCAGAGCACATGCCTGACTACGTTCAGTGGGTCGGGACCTATTGGGATTCGGCAGCGAACACCGAGCTCAAGAAGAGCTACGACATGCTGCTGATGCCGATGGAGCAGCTGAAGATCTTCGTCATGAACATCGAGGCCTTGGCCTTTGACCGCAGCTACAAGATCGCAGAGTCCTTCGTCAACTGCCACAAGACCCTGATGATCGTGGACGAGTCGACGACGATCAAGAACCGTGACGCCAAGCGCACGAAGGCTTGCGTGAAGATCGGGAAGCGCGCGAACTACAGGCGGATCCTGACAGGGTCACCAGTGACCAACAATCCTTTGGACCTGTTTAGCCAGGCCTGGTTCCTGAATCCCCACTTGCTGGGCTGCACCAGCTACTACACCTTCAGGGCCAAGTATGCCGAGATGGTCAAGATCACAGCTGGCAACCGAGCATTCACCAAGATCAAGGGCTACAAGAACCTCGATGAGCTGACCAGGTCGATCCAGCGCTGGTCGTCACGCCGCACCAAGGACGAGTGCCTTGACCTGCCTGAAAAGATCTACCAGTTCTATGAGGTCGAGCTGACTGACGAGCAGAAGAAACACTACAAGACGCTGCGTGAGAAGGCCATGGCAGAGCTTGAAGGCCAACTGGTGTCGGCTCCCATCGTGCTGACCAAGCTGCTCAGGCTGCATCAGCTGGTCTGCGGTCACTTGACCACGGACGACGGCAAGGTCATCCCGATCGAGAACAACCGGATCAAGGCGCTCATGGAAGTCCTTGATGAGGCCAGCGGCAAGGTCATCATCTGGGCCAACTACAGATCAGACATCCAGGCCATTGAAGATGTGCTGACTGAAGAGTACGGCAAAAAGGCTGTCGTGTCATACTTCGGAGACACATCCAATGAAGATAGGCAGGAGGCCGTCCGTAGATTTCAGTCAGACCCCGAGTGCCAGTATTTCGTCGGCAACCCGCAGACCGGCGGCTTCGGCATCACGCTCACAGCCGCCACCAACGTGGTCTACTACAGCAACAGCTACAACCTGGAGCATCGGCTGCAGTCAGAGGACCGAGCCCACCGCATCGGCCAGAAGCACGCGGTGACGTACGTGGACTTGATTTGCCGGAAGTCCGTCGACGAGAAGATCGTCAAGGCGCTGCGCGACAAGCGGCAGCTGTCTGCCCAGGTGCTGGGCGACGAATGGAAGGATTGGCTCCAATGAAGGTGACTCATTACCACTTAAGCGGGCCCGTCAAGGGTTTGTGGAAGCAGCACGCAATCGTAGGCCGTGAGAAGAACAAGCTGGCCCCATTGGTCTACTTGCAAAGACCAAAATGGATCAAGGATGACGAAGTCTGGAGGAAGATTGTCGGCTCAGTGCAACTGCGGTTGCGGCGAAATCTTGAGGTGAAGTAGGTCCGAGGCTTCCACTCGGTGCGGGGTCAAACCGGTCAGGTGGCCCCTCTGCCTTGGTCAATCCCCAAGGACTTTCGTGGTCGGAGCGGCAGGATTCGAACCTGCGACCCCCTGCTCCCAAAGCAGGTGCACTACCAGGCTGTGCTACGCTCCGGAGGCTCAGTCGGCCTTGACACGCATGAAGAACTCGAGGAACGTGTTCGAGTCCATCGTCCGGATTGCAGATCCTGGGAAGTACTGGTCAGGCCAGCCTTGCTCCTTGTCCTTGAGAATGTACAAGCGCATGTCGTTGTCGTACTCAAGGCTCATGCCGTTCTCGCCGGCGATCTTCTTGGCTACAGCTACTCGCATGGGTAAGCTCCTTTCAAGGGGGCATTTTACTTCGCACTGCTGCAGTGCGCGCAAAACGGGGACATCCCAAGCCATGTTTTTGATCCTCTGACCAGGCGGCTGGAACCTTGGCCATGCCGGGACTCACGACGTGGTCCCCAGGGACACAGAAAGGGCCGGCGAATAGGAATCAATGGGCAAGCCTGTCCCGGGTCCTCTGGGATCATTCTGGAGGACCCACTTTTGCTAGTACTTGTCCCTGACTAAATTTTTTGCGTCAAAAGCGCGCGACCTCGCGGAACGCGCTCTACAATCTATCCATGCACCAACCCCTGGGGCATACAGAAAGGAGAAAGTCATGGGCAACGAATACCAGATCATCGTGCGAGTCACCAACAACTATGGAGCCCGCGCCGTTTACCCCGTCTGCGCAACCGCTCAGATCTTTGCTGACATTGCAGGCACCAAGACCCTGAAGCCGGAGACTCTGGCCAAGGTCAAGGCTCTCGGCTACGAAGTGGTCGTTCAGCCGGAGGTGCTGTGATGAGCAACATGAGCTACTGCAGATTCCAGAACACGCTGCCAGACTTGGTCGACTGCCAAGAGCACATCTACGACGAGCTCAGCAGCCACGAGGAGCATGCTCGCAACGAGCTGATTGCCACCTGCATCGAGATCCTTGAAGCACTGGGCTATCGCGTGGAGCTAGTATCATGACCCGCACAGTCTGGACACGCGACGAGAAGCGGCAGATCTTTGAGAACGCTCAGGCCATCTGCCTCACGAACCCGAGGATCGGCAACAAGGCACTGCTGACCGAGGCCCAACAGGTCCTGCCCATGGACCGCCGGATCAAGGTGACCGACCAGCGGGTCTTCTCCTACAAGGACAGGCTCAACGCCGCGAGGGCCGATGCCGAGTTGATGCTGCGCAACGTGCCGCCACCGGTTGCAGAAGAACCTGCGCCACAAGAAGAGCCGCGCAAGCTAGATACGCTTGGCCAAGTCTTTGAGCTGTTCGTTGACGCCCTCGCTGACCGCATCATCAGCAAGATGATCGCTGCCAAGGAAGAGCACGAGAGGCAGAACGTGTCAGAGGTGGCTGGGCGCAGGCTCAGCGAGCTGTTCGGCTCTGATCCGATGGAGGACTTGGACCGGGTCTTTGACAGCCTGTATCCTGAGAAGAAGCGCAAGACCACGGCCCTCATCATTGGCCTGAATGGCCAGCAGATGGAGTGCATCCGTAAGTCGCGACCCGACATAGATTTCAAGTTCTTGTCAGCTGAAGACGCGCTGAGCCACACGGTGAGCGTCAGGGACCACACGTTCTTGATGACCAAGTTCATCAACCACTCGGTGCAGAACAAGTACCGCAAGCATCCCAACCTGCACTACGTCAACGGTGGCGTCAGCGAACTCAAGACGCTGATGCATGGAATCTTTAAGGAGGCCGTATGAAATCATTGCTCAAACGCTTTGCCGTGTTCCTGATTCAGGGGACCATTGGCCTCGTCTTCGTGCTGTTCACTCTGCTGATGCTGGTCGAGTGGATGGCTGGCTGCGGCGAGACCTACATCGACGCTAAGGGCGTCAGACACAACCACGAATGCATCTTCATCAACCAACCAAAGGACCCGAAATGACCGACCAACAGACCATTGACCTTGACCGGGTCGTGACCAGCTCGTACACCGCCACCTTCACGCCGATGCCTGTCGGCGACCTGTCCTTGATGGACGGCAAGGTCATGTACAAGTATGCGCCAAAGGCCGACATCACCAACATTGAGTTGGCGCACCTGATGCACCTGTGGATCGCAGCCATGTCAGCCGGCCGCCACTACGTGCAGTATGACTATTGGAACTTCGTCCAGAAGCATGGGCTGGAGCGCCACTTCGAGGAGCAGAAATGAACTTGTTCAACGAGACCCCCAAGATGTATGGCGAGCAGAACCAGCTTGGCCAGCCTGAAGCCTTTGCAAAGATGATGGCGCACCGTGAGCAGATGGCCATGAACGCCTACAGTCCAGACCACAAGGCCATTGCAGGAGCCTCCCAGATCAAGGGACAAGACCAGGGCACGGTGACCATTCAGCTGCGGCAGCTTGAGAAGAACGTGGCCATGATGAGTGAGGCCATTGAGATGCTGCGCAGCAAGCTGTCTCCTATATTGGAAGCCGTGCCTGAACGTGACAAGAACCCTGCCCAAAAGCCGCCAGCAACGAGCGAGATGGCTGGCTTCATCAGCAGGCTCAATGATGTGCTGACTGATCAGGTCTACCGTGTGCGAAGCTTGACTGAAGGAGTCGATCTATGAAATTCCGCAAGAAGCCCGTCGTCATCGAGGCGACTCAATGGTTCAAGATGGGTGACCACCCGGCCGTTGGGCACAACGGCTCTGAGAAAGGGATCATCCAGACGCTTGAAGGACCCATGACCGTGAGCCCAGGCGACTGGATCATCACTGGGGTCAAGGGCGAACACTACCCATGCAAGCCGGACATCTTTGAGGCGACGTATGAAGCTGCCGAGCCAGCTCCTGTCAAGGCGCAGTGGTGCTACAGCGTCAACGAGGAGAACTACTACGGGTCTCACGACACGGAGGCCGAAGCTCATGGCGAAGCCCAGCAGCATCTGCATTACGACATGGAAGTTGGCGACACGGCGGAATACTGGGTGGCAAAGGTCAAGGCTGCCGAGGAATTCTTGACGGCCCAATGGGTCGGCCAGTCTATTGCTGACAGCATGGAAGATTGGCTGGCTGATGAGATCGGATGGGATGATCGCCTCGTCGAGTTGAGTGCAACTGAAGCCATTGAGCTTGGCCAGATGGTCATCTCATACATCAGGAAGGTCGATGGCTTCAGGGCTTACGGAATCGCAGAGCCTCAGAAGCACACGTACACGAAGGAAGAAGAGTGAACCAACTTAGACCCACCATGGCAAGGGGAAGTCCAAGGGGCATGGCAACGGCCAAGCTGCCCAGGGATGCGATTCAGTTCGTTGAGACCGAGGCCATCGACATCTTCATCACGATGACCAATGGTGGCTGCACGTTTCAACAAGCCCTTGCTGCCATCTTCATGAGCGGCATGAACTTGGCAAAGACATTGGAGGAGTCATGAACGTCAAGTTCACCACGGTTCGCCGCAAGAATCTTGAAGGCAAGGCTTGCGTCGCGCCGTTCATCAACGACTGGAATGTGTGGGACATACCAGAGAAGCAATGGACACCAGCCATCCAAGACGCCATCGCCAGAGCCTTCTACATCGGAGCTAGGCTCATGAGAGACGAGTACCAGAAGCATCACCCGGTCATCCCAGAGTTTCCGGAGTGGAAGGAAAAGTCATGAAGCTTCCAAGGCTACCAGCAGCAGGCAGCATTCTCGAAGCCAAGTACACGCCGAAGCAGATGAAAGACTACGCAACAAAGGCCATCACCATGAGCAAAGCAGAAGACATCGCAGAACTGGAGCACGAGAACAAGCTTCTCAGGGCCCGCAACGAGAGATTGGAGAAGGAGCTGGCAGCAAGGCCCAAGGTCACGAGTGAACTGCTCTTGACCGTGGCCTGCGCAGGACTGTCTCCTGACCAGCATGACCACTTCATGGCGATGTCAGAACACCAGCCTGACATCTACGAGCACCTGGCCAATGCGATCAACAGGAGGCTTGAGGAGAAGCCATGACCACACAACACACTGACAGAGAACTGATGCAGCTGGCGCTGGAGGCGTTGGAAACTGGTGGGTGGAATAAGACTACCGCAGCCATCACCGCCCTGCGCGAGAGGCTGGCGATTGAAGCCATTGACGCACTGGCCGAGCAGCCAGCACAGCAGGAAAAGGACGCACTTGCCGTTGACCAGATTTTCAAAGGAGTGCCCCGGCGCAAGCTGGAGCGGCTACTGGCTGACGGTTGGCGCATAAACGGCGTGAGCATTGAGCGCACCGAAGCTGATGGAACATCAAGGCGCGGCGCGGTCACTGGTGGCGGCATGGTGCTGTGGTGGAATCAAGAGCAGCCAGCACAGCAGCAGGAGCCGGTGGCGTGGATGTATGACTGCGGAGGCGGTGGGAGGATGTACGCGGAAGAGTTAGATGGCGTACCCGGATGGACGCCCCTCTACACATCCCCACCAGCAAGCAAGCCGTGGGTGGGGCTGACGCAGCAAGATATCGACATCGCCTTTGATGACACACAAGAAGGTGGTGGTTTCAATGAGTTTGCCCGCACCATCGAAGCCAAGCTGAAGGAAAAGAACAATGGATGAGGGTTATTACTGCGTGGTCTGCGGCAAGTTCTTGCCAGCCGATGAGGACGGCGTAATCGTGCATGACGATTTGCCACACCCAGCAGACATGACTTTTGACGAAGAGGAAAAACCGCAATGACACCGAAACAGATCAACGACCTCAAGAAAGAACACAACGCTGCATTAGAAGCTGGGCAAGAGCTTTACGCGCAAGTGATGAAGTTGCACAAGCAATGCCTTGACTTGCAAAGACAGATCAGCGCCGCAGAAGGTCCGGACTACGACCCAATCCCATTGATATTTGGTGACGGATTTTGGATTGACCCTGACTTATGAGCGTTATCAAAACCAAGCTGCGGGAGAAGAACGCATGACAGTCAGATGCAAGGTCTGCAGGACGAGAAGGGCGACGTTCACGAGTCTGCTGCAACACGTCAAGGAGAGTGGCCACCGGAAGCCGTGTCAATGCTCCGGGTACCACTATCCCCACAGGCCAGGCAGTCCTTGCTGCGACCAGGATCCTCGGGCCCCGTATCTGCGGGCCGTGAGGGCTGGGGAGATGGACATGGCTGATGCCCTGATCGAGATGGCTTTCGACGGCATTGGCGGCAAGATTTCAAAACCGGGCGATCCCTGCCCATTCTAGGAGAGAAGCATGGAAATACAGATCGACGAGCGGGCTCTGATGGAGCCGAATGCGACAGACGAGTTCATCGTGGTCAACCGGAAAGGACTGGAGCAGGTCTTGCAGCTGGTCAACACGATCACGCTGGGGGACTATGCGGTCAGGGTAGACCCGCAGGCCAAGAAGGTGGTCATCTTCCACGAGTCTGGAGAAGGTGGCGAGTTCAACTTTGAGAAGTTTCACGACCACGTCGCGGCCTTCTACAAAGAACACTTTTGAGGATCGGAGGTTTAAGATGCCGTGGTGCGTGGCTTGTAAACAGGAATGCCAGGTCGTCGACATGGACTTCGGCATTGGGGCCTACGAGTACTGGGGAATGCGGGGTGTCCATCAGGACATCCAGGCAGTGTCTAGTTGCTGCGAGGATGATTGGACAGATGAAGCACCAGAAGAGGAGAACGATGATGACTGACGTCATTCTAGGGGTTCTGGCGGGTATCCTGGCTTGGCTGCTGGGAGGCGGCTGATGGCGGACGACAAGCCCTGGTACAAGGATTGGTTCCTTTGGGTCATGGTCATCACGACGGTGGTGGCGAACGTTTGGACGTGGCTGCTATGACCGAATGCTGCAACCACAACTGCAATCAGGGCAGGACCTGTCCGCTCCGCACAAAAATGGAGGACTTCCATGAGCTCGATCTTCAACTCGGAGACGCCCTTGCCGAAAATCGACGCCTCGAAGCTGAGAATCGAAGGCTCAGGCAAGCGCTTCAGTACGCTGCAAGAGTATGTGAGCTGGCCATTCGGGAAGAAGGATCCGGAACTGGTCAGGCGGTTCTACGCCGGCCAAGAGAAGGCCAGGAAAAAGAGTGCAATGACTGATGCGCCAGAGGCCCCATTCTGAGGTATACTGACCCTGCTGGAAATTAGCAGTTGCCAGCATCCAGTTGAATTGAGGGGCTTTCAGGCCCCTCTTTTTTCTTTACGCAGTGCGAGGCCCAGCCCTTGCTATTCCTCGTCCGCATGCTCGCGGACCCTGCAGCCCAGCTCGACCGGATCCATCTTCAGGTAAGACTTGACGGCGTCCCGACGCTTCTGGCTCTTGGGGTTGCCGCACGATGGGCAAGCGTGACCACACACCGTACAAAAAGCCTGAGGACTCTCGAAAGCGCGGATGACCCGACGCTTGTGCTCTTCCTTGCAATGGTCGAGCCACTTGGTCTTCCAACCACGCAGCGCGATGAGCTCGTCGATCTTCTCGATGACATGATTCGTGACCTTGCGGCCCTTGATGGCATTGAAGAACGTGCCGCGAGACAGGTCTAGGCCATCTTCGGCTTCACGGTCATAGAGCCGGCTGATATTCGGCTGGCCGGTTCCGTACTCGCTGACCCAGATCAGGATCTTGATGGTGTCTAAGTCGAGTGCCGAGGTTGCTTCTACAGGACGTGACATGGTTGCTCCTTGGTTCAGGGAGTTAGATTATATATTGAGAATGCAAGGGATGCAGCAAATTGTCAAAACGCTATAGATAGATTTCAGAGCCAAAACAAAGAGGATCAGTACAGTCTGTTTTCGGCACGCGCGATCTTATACTATCGAGCGAACGATATACTCTAGAGTTGTTTCTTGTATAGATCCACTTAGTTATGGCTAAAAAATATGCATATAGGGATTTTGGATCGACCAGTGTACGTGTTCTCGCGGTTTGATCTACAATAGAGGTCACACAGAATGCAAGGAGTACAGGTATGCCATTCCAGAAAGGAGTGAAGCCAGAAGGCTCCGGACGCAAGAAAGGCACGCCGAACAAGCGAAATGTCCTGCGCCAAGAGACCTTCGACCGCATCGTCGAGAAGCACGGCGATCCCCTCGAAGCATTAGCAGAGATGGCTTTTGACCCGAATCATGACCTTTTGGTGCGCAAAGACTGCATGAAGGAGCTGGTTCAGTACGGCTACGCCAAGAAGAAGTCGGTCGAGATTTCCGGTCCTGACGGCCAGCCTCTGGAGGTCCGGTTCCAGCTGATCGAGCAGATCACCGGGCTGATCGAGAAGTTGAACGGCAGCAAATGATCCTGTCGCCTGCTGAGCTGACCGCGATCCAGGCAAATCTGGCTCAGTTGGAGCTGGACGACCTGGCCATGTTGGCTTGGCGGCTCAAGTGGAAGGCCACAGCTCGCCCAGAGCAGATGACGCCGGCCGGTCTCTGGAACGTCTGGCTGATCCTGGCTGGACGCGGCTTTGGCAAGACGAGGACCGGAGCCGAGGACATCGCCTGGTACGCTGCAACCAACCCAGGTGTCCGCTGCGGGGTCATCGCACCGACCTCTGGTGACGTCAGGGGCGTGTGCTTCGAGGGCGAATCAGGCATCATGAGCCTGCTGCCCGACAACATCGTGGACAACTACAACCGGTCCATCGGCGAGATCACCCTGAAGAACGGGGCATCGATCCGTGGCTTCTCGGCTGAAGAGCCCAGTCGTTTGCGCGGTCCCCAGTTCCACCGCGTCTGGTGCGACGAGCTGGCTGCCTGGCAATACCTTGACGAGACCTGGGACATGATGCAGTTCGGCCTGCGCCTTGGCGAGCATCCACAGGTCGTGGCCACCACAACCCCGAAGCCCTTGGAACTGATCCGGAAGCTCATCAAGGAGGCCGAGAGCAAGAAGGGCAAGGTCATCGTTACACGCGGGTCGACCTACGACAACGCAGCGAACCTGGCCAAGACTTTCCTTGAGCAGATCACGCAGTACGAGGGAACCCAGCTCGGTCGCCAGGAGATCCATGCCGAGGTCATCGACCCTGAAGAGTCCGGCATCATCAAGCGCAGCTGGCTGAAGCTCTGGTCCAAGGACAAACCGCTGCCGTCCTTCGAGTACATCGTCATGAGCCTTGACACGGCCTTCAGCGAGAAGACCACGGACCGCAAGAGCCACGACCCTGACTACACGGCTTGTTCGGTCTGGGGCGTGTTCAGGCATGAGAAGAAGCCAGCCTTCCTGCTCCTGGATTGCTGGCAAGACCGCCTTGGCATGCCGGACCTCATCGACCGGGTCAAGAAGGAGATGGTCGTGCGGTACGGAGATGACGACATGAAGCCCGTCATCAAGCCGCTGGTCGGTCCCAAGCAGTCCTACCTGGTCGGCAAGGCGCCTGACCTGCTGGTCATCGAGGACAAGGGCTCAGGGATCAGTCTCCGCCAGATGCTGGCCCGTGAGGACATCCTGGCCTACCCGTACAACCCGGGCAATGCCGACAAGCTCCAGCGGCTTCACGCGGTCTCGCATTTATTTGCACACGGACACGTTTGGGTTGTAGAATCTGACAAACGGCCTGGGAATCCTCGTTCCTGGGCTGACCCTTTAATAACTCAGCTCTGCAGTTTCCACGGAGAAGGCTCGATCAAGCATGATGACTTTGTTGACAGCACGACGCAAGCGCTCAGGCTCTTGGCCGACCGCAACGCGCTCTCCGTCACCAAGGCCGTGCCCAAAGGTCCTGTGGAGCGAGAGAACAAACCGCGGCTAGTCAATCCCTACGCTGCCTGACCGGAGAACTGAATGGCTGAACAAGACAACCAAGGCGAATACGTCGAACTCCCGGACGAGGACAGCGATGTCGAAGACACCGAGGATGGTGGCGCACTGGTCACGCTCGACACGTCAACGCCGCCTGGTCAGACCGAGTTCTACGCGAACTTGGCTGAGTCAATGCCAAGCTGGGAGCTATCGAACCTTGGCACCAGCCTTGCTGAGCTGATCGAGAAGGACAAGGAAGCTCGCAAGCGTCGCGACGAGCAATACGAAGAAGGCCTGCGCCGCACGGGCCTCGGTGATGATGCCCCAGGCGGTGCGTCATTCACTGGCGCCAGCAAGGTCGTTCACCCGATGCTGACTCAGGCATGCGTGGACTTTGCTGCTCGCGCCATGAAGGAGATCTTCCCGTCTGACGGACCGGCCAAAGAGAAGATCATTGGCGAGCCCACGCTTGAGAAGGTCGAGAAAGCCCAACGCATCACGCGCTACCTGAACTGGCAGATGACCAAGCAGATGCCTGAGTTCAGGGCAGAGCTTGAGCAGCTCATGACGCAGCTGCCATTGGGTGGTGGTCAGTATCTCAAGATCACTTGGGACCCGAACAAGAAGCGTCCGGTCCCGATGTTCGTGCCCATCGATGACGTGTACCTGCCCTTTGCAGCGACCAACTACTACACGTCTGAGCGCAAGACCCATGTCCAGTACCTGACCAAGATCGAGTACCAGAAGCGCGTCGATGCAGGCATGTACCTTGACGTCGACCTGCGTGTTGACCCGATGCCTCCTGAGGAGTCCAAGGCCCAGAAGGCCAACGACAAGATCGAGGGACGAGCCTCCACTGGTTACAACGAAGACGGCCTGCGAGTCGTGTTCGAGTGCTACGTGCTCATGGACATTGGCAATGGCGACGGCTTGGCTCCGTACATCATCAGCATCGACAAGAACACGCAGCGAATCCTGAGCATCTATCGCAACTGGGAAGAAGAGGACGAGACCAAGCAGGAAATGTACTGGATGGTCGAGTTCCCGTTCGTGCCTTGGCGCGGGGCTTACCCGATCGGCATGATCCACATGATTGGTGGCCTGTCAGCTGCGGCCACTGGAGCCTTGAGAGCGCTGCTCGACTCAGCCCACATCAACAACTTCCCTGGCCTGCTGAAGCTCAAGTCAGGAGCTGGCGGCCAGACAGACCGTGTTGACCCAACCGAGGTCAAGGAGATTGAAGGCAGCTTCGGTGCTGACGACATCCGCAAGGTCCTCATGCCGATGCCGTACAACCCGCCAAGCCCAGTGCTGTTCAGCCTGCTCGGCTTCTTGGTTGACGCCAGCCAACAGGTCGTCAGGACCACGTTCGAAGAGCTGGCCGACAGCAACGCCAACACCCCAGTCGGTACAACCCTTGCCCGCCTTGAGCAGGGCATGGTCGTGTTCTCAGCCATCCATGCTCGCATGCATGATGCCATGGCTCGCGTGCTGAACCTGCTGTTCCGCCTGAACAAGACCTACCTTGAAGAATCGGAAGTCATTGACGAGACTGGCGAGCTGCTGGTCCGCCGCAAGGACTTCGAAGGCCCGATGAATGTCGTGCCTGTCTCTGACCCCAACATCTTCAGTGAAGCCCAGCGCTTTGCCCAGGTGCAGGCCGTCATGGCCCGAGCCGAGAAGATGCCGCAGCTCTACGACATCCGCAAGGTCGAAGAGATGTTCCTCGAGCGGCTCAAGATCCCGCAGGGCAAGGACCTGCTGGCTCCGAAGCAGCAACCGCTTGAGCTGAACGCAGTGAACGAGAACATTGCGGCCACGATGAAGCGGCCAATTGTCGCTTTCCCTGAGCAGGACCACCTCGCCCACTTGCAGGTGCACCTGGACTTCATCACGAACCCCATGTTCGGCGGCAACAAGATCATCGGCATGCAAGCCGTGCCGTTCTTGCTGGACCACATCAAGGAGCACATGGTCCTGTGGTACGCCAACCAGATCTTCAACGAGGCCTCTGACGCAGCCCAAGTCGACATCGGCGAGATTCAGAAGGACGCGACCACCGAAGAGAAACAGGCCCTGGACCGCATGCTGGCAGCAACCAGCCAAGTGGTCAACAAGCAGGCGCAGGAGACGTTCAGCGAGATTCCTGCCATCATCCAGCAGACCATCGAGATGCTGCAGCAGATGCAGCCGCCGCCTCAGATGCCTGCAGATCCTCGCGTCGAGGTCATGAAGCAACAGGTCGAGCAACGTGCTCAGAAGGACCAGGCAGATGCCCAGTTCAAGCAGCAGAAAGCCCAGACCGATGCTCAGCTCAAACAGGCCGAGATGCAACTTCGCAGCCAAGAGCGTCAGATGGCCCTGCAGCAACAGATCCAGACGCTGCAAGCCGAGCTGCAACGTGAGCAACTGCGTCAGTCTGCCGAAGACCAGCGCACACGGGCCGAGATCGAAGCGCGCTTGGCCATGAACGAATCCGACAACCAGACTGCCAAGCAACTGGCAGCTCTGGAGATTGCGTCGGGCAACCGAGTCGGTGTCTCAACAGGCACAGGCATCAACCCCAACCCACGTCCATAAGGAGACCACCATGGAAGCCATCAACTTGCACAAGCAATTGGCCATGGGCAAACCCTACCCAACGTCCATTCAGGGCAGCGGGAAGGATCCAGCCCCAACCCCAGCTCAGCCCAAAGCTGACTACAAGAAGATGCCCAAGATGCAGGTCCAAAAAACCGGCAAGGGCAAATAAGTGTTCGACCGGATCTTCGCAAAGATCGACGCCGAGAAGGCGCGCATTGCTCATGAGGCCATGGCGCAGAAGTTCGGCGAAGGCAAGGACATCAGCTACGAGACAGGCAGACAGCAGGGCGTGTACGCAGGCCTTGACAGAGCCAAGCAGCTGATCGAGCAGCTTTTGCGAGATCAAGACGAGCGTGACTCAAAACTTTGAACAGCATACGGAGAAGCGAATGCTACTTGAAAACCCCATCAGCCTTTCCTACGACTCACTTGATGACGCGTTCCCTGCGGTCGATCCTGGCATAGTCCCCTTTGGCAGCCGCGTCATGGTTCAAATTCGTAGGGCCAAGGACCGCACGAAATCCGGCATCTTCATCCCTGAAGAGGCCCGCAAGACAGAAGCCAGCAACACCCAGGTCGCCAAGGTCGCGGCCATTGGACCGTTGGCTTACAAGAATCGGAACACCATGGAGTCCTGGCCCGAGGGCAACTGGTGCAAGATCGGGGACTTCGTCCGCACCCCGAAATATGGCGGCGATCGCTGGACTGTCAAGTTCAACGACGAGGAGATTGAGTTCGTGATCTTCAACGACCTGGACATCATTGGCAAGGTCACAGCAGATCCGACCACGATCAGGGCATTCATCTAACTGCTGAAAGGAGCAGGCAATGGCAGAAAAACAAGGAGAGACTCTCCTCATCGAGGACGACGAAGACCAACAGAAAGGCAAGCCTCAGGACGTCGAGTTCGTACCTGTCGAGACTAGCGACAAGGACCGAGACGACGACCATGAAGACGACGATGGAGAGGATACTCGGCTGTCGGAAGACAACGAGGACCGCGAGGAACTCCGTCGCAAGCGCCGTGAAGAGAAGCGTGAGCGTGCCGAGCGCCGCAAAGAGGCAATTGCTCGGGACAAGAAAGAGCTCGACTTCCTGAGGCAGCGCAACGAGGACCTCGAGAAGCGGATGATGGCGGTCGAGAAGACCACCGTCCACAATGTCATCTCGAACATCGATGTCCGGCTCAACGAGAAGCTGGCCGAAATCCGTGCCGCAGAAAGAATCATGGCTCAGGCCGTCGAAGCCGGCAACGGCGAAGACGTGGCCAAGGCCCTGCGGATCCGTGACGAGGCCATGAAGCAGGCTCAGCAGCTGCAGGTCATGAAGCACCGGCAGACCGAGCAGGCCAAGCAGATCCAAGAGCGACCAGCAGCTCCAGACCGCGAGATCGCGAACTACGCGAAAGAGTGGGTGGACAAGAACCCCTGGTACGATCCAAATGCACGGACTGAAGAATCCAAAATCGTTCTTGCAATCGATCAAACCCTCGTGGAAGAAGGCTATAATCCAAAATCAGAGGAGTATTGGCAAGAGCTGGACAAGCGTGTTGCCAAACGCCTGCCACACGTAAAAGGAGGCGGGGACAATGACGATGGCTATTCTCGTGGGGGTCGCAAGGGCCCGCCTGTTGGTTCAACCAGGGACCAAACGCCGCCGTCTTCCCGCCAACAAGTCTACATCTCCCCAGAACGGAAGCAAGCCATGATTGATGCTGGCGTCTGGGAAGATCCCGTCCTACGTCAACGCTACTTGAAACAGTACGCGAAGTGGGACCGTGAAAACAATTCAACTCGCTGAAAGGAGTGAGAAAATGACTGATGAAAGATTGAAACGAACCGCTGACGTCTCGCGACAGTCTCGAGCAGCCACTGATCGTGCAGTGACTGAGAACCGCGCTATCAGCGACGACGACCGCGTTGAGATGTTCAGATCTCAATTCTTTCAGGACGCGCTTCCTGATCTACCGAAGTTGCCCGGATACCACACCTGCTGGTTGACGACCACTAACCCCCGCGATTCCATTCAACAGCGAATTCGCCTGGGGTACGAACCCATTAAACCCGAAGACGTGCCTGGCTGGGAGTACATCACCGTCAAGACAGGCGAATGGACGGGGTTCATTGGCGTCAACGAGATGCTGGCCTTCAAACTGCCAATGCCGCTGTATCAGCGCTACATGGCTGAAGCCCACCATGATGCTCCAGCACGTGAAGACGAAAAGCTCACGGCCGTTCTTGATTCCATCAAGGACCAGGCTGCAGCAGCTGGTGGTCGAATCATCGAGGGCGATGGTATGCAGGACTTGCGCAACAACCCCCATCGTGGAGTCTTCGAAGAATCCTGATGGGATCCGCCCATTCTCTTATGAGGAACTGACAAATGTCTTCTACCAGTGCACCCTTTGGCTTCCAGCCGGTGTACCACGCAAGTGGTTTCGTCCGGCCAGCAGCCTTCACGCTGGCGAACAATGCTGCAGTCACTCTGTTGCTCAACCAGCCTGTCAAGATCAGCTCTGACGGCGTGGTGGTACCAGCGACTGTTGGCGACCCGTTCGTCGGCACTTTCCAAGGCGTTGAATTCACCGATGGCGATGGCCGTCGTCGTGTTTCCAACAAGTTTCTGGCCAACACGCCAGCGACCGACATCACGGCCTACATCACCATTGACCCCACGATCGTTTACCAGATCCAGGCCAATGGCAGTGTGAACGTGACCAACATCGGCAACCAATTCGACTTCGGCAACATCACCTCGGGTAGCACCGTGACTGGTTTGAGCCAAGCTGTGTTGGACACCGCTTCGGTCGTCACTTCAGGCAGCACCGCCCAAATGCGCGTTATCGGTATCACTCCTGGTCCCGACAACAACTGGGGCGATGCGTTCACCATTGTTCAGGTGCAGATTTCCGAGCACCAGAACGTGGCCACCATCAACGCTTACTAAGGAGGCTAAAAAATGGCTGTCCCAATGCGCAGTACGGACTTTCGGTCCATTGTTGAGCCCATCCTTAACGAAGAGTTCGATGGCCTCTATGACCAGCGCGCCGATGAATGGAAGCAAGTATTCAACGAGCGTCAAGGTATCCCCCGCAACTACCACGAAGAGCCCGTGCTCTACGGTTTTGGTGCGGCTCCTGAACTTCCTGACGGCATGCCGGTCACCTACCAATCCGGTGGTGTCCTGTTCAATGCTCGCTACGTCTACAAGGTCTATGGTCTGGCTTTCGCCCTGACCAAGGTCCTCGTGGAAGACGGCGATCACATTGCCATCGGTCAGACCTACGCCAAGCACTTGGCTCAGTCGCTGATCGAGACCAAGGAAACTCTGTGCGCCAACATCCTGAACCGTGCCTTCAACGGCTCGTACACCGGTGGTGACGGCGTGTCGCTCGTGAATACGGCGCACCCGATCGCTTCTGGCACGTTCAGCAACCAGCTGACCACTGCTGCCAACCTGTCGCAGACCTCTCTGGAACAGATGCTGATCCAGATTCGTCAAGCTGTTGACAACAACGGCAAGCGCATCCGCCTGACTCCCGAAAAGCTGGTCGTGAGCCCAGCCAACGTGTTCCAGGCCGAAGTGCTGCTGAAGTCTGTCCTGCGTGCAGGTACTGGCAACAACGACATCAACCCCATCAAGTCGATGGGCATGTTGGGTGGCGGCCAAGCTAACCTGTCTCGTCTGACTTCGAACACCGCTTGGTGGGTGAAGACCGACGCGAAGGTCGGCCTGCAGCTGATGATGCGTCGCAAGCTCGAGAAGAGCATGGAAGGTGATTTCGAAACCGACTCCATGCGCTACAAGGCGACCGAGCGTTACATCCCAGGCTGGACTGATCCACGTACCGTGTACGGTACCCCGGGTCTGTAAGCCCAAACGGGGAATCGGCTTCGGTCGGTTCCCCGATTTTCCAACCTTTGTCAAGCTTTTCAAGGAGAAGACAAAATGCCTCAATTTTCCGATGACCTCTTCCTGGGTACTGCCATCACTGAGATGGGCATGACCATTCAGGGCGACCCCTCGCCGATGTCTCAAGGCGTGGGCCCTCTTGGCCGCATCTACGTCTGGGACGTGGTTCCGCTGACCAAGCAAACCAACAACATCTCTGCTGCCGCCTCGTATGCAGGTGCTGGCAGTGCAACTCTTGCTGCTGGAACCGGCACGACCGCCGTGACCCTGGCCAACGGCCAAGCAGCCATTCAGCTCGACTGCCCTCGTGCAGTGAGCATCACCATCGGTGCTGGCACCATCACTGACCGGGCTGTGACCATCAGCGGTTTTGACGTCTACGGCCAAGCCATGTCTGAAGTGATTCAGACCGGCACGACTCAGTCGACCACCGTGAACGGCAAGAAGGCCTTCTTCCAAGTGACCGGTGCAACTGTTGCTGGAGCCGTGGGTGGTACCGTTGCCATTGGCACCACGGACATCCTGGGTTCGCCTGTTCGCATCACTGATGCAGGCTACATCGCTCGCAGCGGTTGGGCCGGCGCACTGGCTGATGACGCAGGCACCTTTGTTGCTGCAGTGACCACCACGGCCACTACGACCAGCGGTGATGTGCGTGGCACCTACGTGCCGTCGTCTGCACCTAACGGCACCCGCCGCTTGGTGATGGGCATCCTGCTGCCAGCTCTTGCAACCGGTCCGAATGCTACTCGTACGGGCGCCTTGGGTGTAACCCAGGCTTGATGAACTGCCGGGGCCAGTCCCCGGCTTTCTAACCATAGGAGAAAAGCATGAGACCAATTCAGATCATCACGCCGAGCTTTGCTGCGGCCGTCACCGACTCGGTGGCTGCTGCTCAAACGCTTGGTGCTGCTGGCGACCTCACTCTGGTCTCGCCCACCGTGACGCTGGATCCTCCTTGCTACGTGACCATCACTTCAGTCGGCGACGAAACCGGCGTGAACTTCACAGTCACTGGCACTGGACCATCTGGCCAAACTCAAAGCGAGACGCTTGCTGGCGGCAACGCTGGCACGGTCACGACTGACCTGACGTTTGCAACGATCACCTCGATCAGTGCAGACGCGGCCACGTCTGACGACGTCGAAGTCGGCAACGCCCAATCTGGCTACAGCGCCTGGATGCCTCTTGACATCTACACGCCGAACCAGGTGACCAGCATCTCTGCCTCTGTCAACGGCACCGTGGACTACTCGATTGAGTACACCAACGAGGACCCGTTCGACAACAGCTTTGTGCATCAGGCCGTTGCCCATCCTGACTCGACCTTCACGACTTGCGCAGTTGACCACACGGCGTTCACCACGACGCTGATGAGGGCTGTTCGCTACGTCATCAACTCTGGCGATGGCACGATTCGTCTGACCATCACCCAACAGTCGACGGCGTAACCATGGCAAACGTCAAGATCACAGACCTCACGGCAGGCACAACGCTCGTCGGTACCGAACTGTTCGAAGCGGTTCAGTCCGCTGGCTCAGTCAAGCTCTCGTCAGACCAGATCAAGTTCTTCTGCAACGAAGACCCCACGCTGGTCATCAGCGACAACGCGACCAACACCCCGTCAACAGCGGTGGTGTTGCAGCACACGTCGTCTGCTGTGGTAGCTCCTGGCATCGGCGTGCGTCTTGACTTCGAGTGCCAGACGGCATCATCTAACAACGAGATCGGGGCTCGCATCGAGGCCGTGGCGACTAACGTCACCTCTGGCACCGAAGCATTTGACCTGATCATCAAGCTGATGACCGGCGGCGCTCTGCCAACAGAAGCTGCCAAGCTCACGAGCACGGGTGTCTTGTCCATCACTGGCGACCGGATGATTGTGGCTGATACCCACACGCCGGCTTCAGCCAATGATCCTGGGACGGCCGGCACGATTTGCTGGGACAGCAACTACATCTACGTCTGCATTGCGACCGACACCTGGAAACGGGTGGGGATCGGCACATGGTAAACGACCACAAGTTCGGCAAGAACGGTCAGACCGTGTTCGTGGCCAAGGGTGGAGCTGTCTGGGCCCGCAAGGAAGGACAAAATCCCAAGGGCGGGTTGAACCAGAAGGGCCGAGATGCCTACAACAGGCAGACAGGCGGCAATCTCAAGCCGCCTGTCTCTGCCAAGCAAGCAGCAAAGAGCCCCAAAGCTGCAGGCCGCCGCGACAGTTTCTGCGCGCGGATGTCCGGCATGCCGGGTCCAATGAAAGACGACAAGGGCCGGCCAACTCGGAAGGCCCTTGCGCTCAAAAAGTGGGATTGCTGACATGATCGGACAAAAAATGGCCTTCAAGCGTGGAGGCAAAGTAAAAGCACCTTGGGATAAGCCAAGGCCAAAGGACCTGCCAGCCTCAAAACCTCTCTCGCCTGCTGCAAAAGCTGGCGCCAAGGCAGCCGCAAAAGCAGCCGGACGCCCCTATCCCAATCTCGTTGACAACATGCGGGCAGCCGCGAAGAGGAAATGACATGGGAAAATCACTGAAATACGGCGAGTTTTCGTTCGCTGCGCCAAAACAGCGTCCAACCACTGGCTCCTACAGGTCCACCAAGGGCATCTCGAAGGCCACCTATGACCAGCCGCATGCCATGAAGGCTGGCGGTTATGCCAAGGGCGGTGCAAAAAGCGCCCCTAAGTCCGTCAAGCGTGAGCCGGAAGCCATCGTCCGCAAGGAAGTGGCCCTCCTGAAGAAGGCAGGGGCCCCAAAGGCCATCGTCGAGCACGAAGTGCGTGAAATGAAGGCCCCCGCCGAGATGAAAAAGGGCGGAAAGGCCTGCTACGCTGAAGGCGGCAAGGTCAAGATGCAGAAAAAGGTCGGCAAGGTCATGTCCGAGTTCAAGGAGGGCACCCTCCACTCAGGCAAAGAGGGCCCGGTGGTCAAAAACCCCAAGCAGGCCATTGCAATTGCCTTGTCCGAGGGCCGAAAAGCAGTGAAAAAGGCCGGTGGCGGTCAAGTCGCTGCCCAGGGATTGGCCAGAATGCAAAAAGACGAGGCAAATGAGGACGTCCTGTCCGAACTGAGCCGGAAGTACGGTTCTGCCATCACCGAAGGCGAACGGGCAAAGGCCACCCAGGGCGTTCGTGAGATGGACATGATCAGGAAGGCCCAACAGGCTGATCAGGCTGTTCGTCAAAAGTCCAGAATGATGGAAACCGAAGAACAGTCCCGCATGAAAGGTCCTCAGAACTACGCAACAGGCGGTTCCGTTGAGTCCAAGCTGAAAAAGCATGCCAGCATGCCGGCCAGCCAAGCTCATGGTCCAGGAGCTGCTGCGAAGCTCAAGAAGGGTGGCGTGCCGACGTTCTCGAAGGTACCAAAAATTGGACAGATGAAGTAAAATTCAAGCAACCATACCGGGTCTGCCGAATCGGCACACCGATTTCAACTAACAAGGAGCAGGTCCGGTGGCAACTTCAGGCACTGTAAGTCAGACGGTTTTCAACACACGCAAGGTCGTTGACCATGCGTTCCGTCGTTGCCGTCTGCCGCCTGAGGGCGTTGGCTCGGAGCAGCTTCAGGTTGCTCTTGAGCTTCTCTATCTGATCTTGAGCGGTTTGGCCAATCGAGGCCTGCAGCTCTGGTGCATTGAGCGCTACCTGATGCCGTTGTACACGGCTCAGGGCCTGATCGAGATGCCAGAAGGCATCGTTGACATCCTCAACACCAATCTTCGCACTCTCCAGCAGGTCAGCGGCACCACGACTCAAACGTCGACCGCCGTGACGACCCAGTTCAGCACCCAGACCCAAGTCACCAACATCGGCGTGCTCTGGTCTGGCGCTTCGACCTCCGTTGTCTTCGAAACATCTCCAGATGGCTCCACCTGGACCCAGGTTGGATCCGAGAGCAACCCGAATGCGTCAGCCAATACCTACACATGGTATGACATAGAAGGGTCCCTAGCGACCCTCTATTTCAGGGTGCGATCCACTTCAGGCAACTTGAACGCCACCAACGTCTTCTTGGGCAACACGCCCACAGAGATTCCGATGGCGCGCCTGAACCGCGACGACTACGTGAACCTGCCCAACAAGCAGTTTCAGGGCCGTCCTCTGCAGTTCTGGGTGAACCGCCAGCTGAACAACCCCATCCTGTATCTGTGGCCTGTGCCGTCAGACCAGTTCACGACAGCCCAAGTGGTTGTCTGGGTCAAGCGGTACATCATGGACGTGGGCACGTTGACCCAGGAGATTGAGGTTCCGCAGCGCTGGTATGACGCCATCGTGTACGTGCTGGCCTCTCGCCTTGCTGAAGAGATTCCGACGGTCGATCCGCAGATGATCTCTATTCTGGACCAGAAGGCGCAACGTGCTCTGCTTGAAGCCGAGAACGAGGAGCGCGACGACAGTCCGATCTACCTGACACCCAACATTGCGGTCTACACACGATGAGCATCTGGCTTGACACACGCGGCAACACCACGCTGGGCATCGGCGTGTGCGATCGCTGCCGCCGGAAGATGTCGCTGGACGCCCTGTATTCGGACCCGAACTCTCCAGGCCTTCGCGTTTGCAAGGACGACCTTGACGTGCTGGACCCGTACCGCTTGCCTGCTCGTCAGCCCGACCAAATTACCCTGCCCTTCGTCAGGCCAGATGCTCCGATTGGCACCAATCCGGCTGGCTTGATCACGGAAGACGGCAACGACTTCCTGATCGGCAACAACGATGAGTACCTGACGCCATGACAGTCCCATCAAACCTCATACCGACGCTGATCACAAGCCTGCCAGTCGCCCCGGTTCCAACACCGACGGCGACAATGGTCTGCGTGATTGGCGGCGTGACATACCAGGTCCCGTTCATCGACCTGCAGTCAACCATCTCCGTTCCGGCCAGCCGCACCATCAACACTGGTGGAGGACTGCAAGGCGGTGGTGACCTTTCTCAGAACCGTACCCTGAGCATCGCTACGGCCGGCGTGACGACAGACAAGCTCGCAACGACTGGCGTCGTGGCCGGCACGTATGGATCTGGGACCCAGATTCCTGTGGTGACAGTAAACGCCCAGGGCCAGGTCACGAGTGTCACAGAGGCCTCCCTGGTGGTTTCTGGGTATGTTCCTGACACCAGGCAGATCATTGCAGGCACCGGTTTGAATGGTGGTGGCAACCTGCAGGCCGACAGAACCCTGAACGTCGACTTCTCGAACACCAACCCGCTTCCTGTTGGGTCTGCGGCCCCTGGGTCTAGTAACGCGGCTGCTCGTGAGGACCACGTTCACCCTGCGATTGACCTTGCCGACGCGACCGAAGTCACCGGCATCTTGCCACTGAATCTTGGCGGTACTGGTAACCAAATCCTGAACAACGTCAACGGGGCAATCTGGTGGAATGACGGGACCGGGTTTGCACAGACAGTTCAGGGAAACCTTGGACAGGCACTGATCTCTGGCGGCAACGGAGCCCCTAGCTGGGGCAACGTGTTGGTCATGGCAAACCAGCCTGCCAATTACATCTATGCCGGGCCTGTTTCTGGCGGCCCTGGGGCCACTTCGTTTAGGCCCATGGTCAACGCAGATGTGCCGTCGACCCTGACCGGTAAGACTCTGGTCAATCCTGTCATCTCCAGCATCATCAACACCGGCACGCTCACTCTGCCCACGTCGACTGATACGCTTGTTGGACGGAACACGACTGACACCTTGACCAACAAGACGATCAGTGGTTCAAACAACACGCTGAGCGACATTGCCAACGCCTCGTTAACAAACAGCTCCGTCACGTACAACGGGGTCAACGTTGCTCTTGGGGCGTCTGGCACAATCACAGCCAACACAACAAATGCCTTAACTGTTGGCACTGGGCTGCAGCTAAACTCCGGCTCTACTTTTGACGGATCAGCTGCCAAGACCATCAGCATCGACAGCACCGTTGCAACGCTGACCGGCGTCCAGACACTGACTGGCAAGACGATCAACGGTCCAGACAACACACTGACCAATATCGGCAATTCCAGCCTGGTCAACTCTGCTATCACTGTCGGCACTACGTCGATCTCTCTCGGGTCTAGTAGCCTGACACTCGGCGGCTTGACATCTGTCACGGTCACCCAAAATCCTTCGACAGACTACCAGCTGGCCACCAAGCTCTATGTTGACACGGTGGCCCAAGGCCTTGACGCCAAGGCTTCTTGTGTCTACAGCACGACCAACAACATCAGCTTGTCTGGCCTGGCAACTCAGGCAGGTGGCGATTGGGCTAGCTCACTGACCGCAGGCGACCGCATCCTGGTCAAGAATCAGTCGGCTCCTGCAGAGAACGGCATCTGGATTGCTGATGCGGCTGCTTGGACCAGGGCTCCGGACATGAATGATTGGGCGGAGGTTCCCCACGCCTTCACATTCATCCAGGACGGCGCGACGCTTGCAGACACCGGTTGGGTGTGCACTGCAGCATCGACTGGCACCATTGGCGTGACTGCCATGCCATGGACCCAGTTCAGTGGGGCCGGTACCTACTTGGCTGGCACTGGCCTGACCTTGACAGGCAACACGTTTAGCATCACCAACACCGGGGTCTCTGCAAACACTTACGGATCAGCGTCTGCTGTGCCGGTATTTGCGGTCAACGCGCAAGGCCAGATCACCAGTGTCACAAACACGACGATCGCCATCACAAACAGCCAGGTCAGCGGGTCAGCAGCTTCTGGAGCCAACAGCGACATCACCAGCCTGTCTGGTATCACTGGCGGCATCTCGACACCTGACTTTGTGCAGTTTGATACAGCAGCCACAGTTACTGATGCTGCAGGCAAGCTCTACTACAACAATGACAACATGTTCCAGACGCTGGCCTTCCAGATGGATGGAGCCATTGTCCAGCACATTGGTGAAGAGCTTTACTACCGAGTTAAGCTGACTGCACCTGCTACTAAGGGCCAGGTGTTGATGTTTACAGGGACCCTTGGATCATCTGGTGGCCTTAAGGCAGCCCCTGCTACAGGACTAACTCCTGAACAAGCTAGTTACGTTTTAGGTCTTGCTGCCCAATCAGGCACCACAAATGATTGGATTACGGTCACGTCATTTGGTGAAGTACGAGGCATCAACACAACAGGTGGAGTTGAAGCTTGGACACAAGGCCAATTGCTCTACTACAACCCATCTGTCGCCGGTGGCTTAACTGATACCAAGCCAACTGCACCAAACGCCATTGTCATCATGGCAGCCGTGGTTCACGTAGGAACAAGCAATGGTATCTTGTTCGTCAGGCCTACTTATGGCTCAGTCCTTGGGGGCACTGACGGCAACGTCCAGTTTGGTACCTTGAACAACGGCGACGTCATTGTTTATGATAGTGCCGATGTTCGTTGGGAAAACAGAGCCCAGTCGACCTTGGCCGTAGGAACCGCAACAAACCTTGCAGGTGGGGTGGCAGGAGCCTTGCCCTATCAAACCGGTGCCGGAGCGACAAGCTTCTCGGCAGCAGGGACGAGCGGACAATTTTTGATTTCCGGTGGGACCGGTTCACCCACGTGGACTGACACCATTCCTGGAGGAACTTACGCATGACGACCATTCTGACCAAGAAAAAGGACACCAGCGGTGCACCCGCCCCAGGTGACCTGACCAATGCAGCGGGCGGCGCAGAACTGGCCGTCAACACTGCAGACAAGCGCCTGTACACCAAGAACAGTGGTGGCAACGTTGTTGAGATCGGGACAAACCCAACGATCTTGAACATCGACAACATCCAGATCGACGGCAGCACGATTAGCAGCACGAATACCAACGGCAACATCAACCTGACCCCTAACGGAACAGGAGCCGTTGTTGTCAGCAAGATGCAGGTGACAGGTGCACTTCAACTCGACGGCAACATCACCGTCGGTGATTCTTCGGCTGATACCCTGACCATCAACAGCACGATCACCAGCAATCTGCTGTTCACCGACAACACCTACGACATCGGTGCGTCGGGTGCCACGCGTCCTCGCAACCTGTTCCTGGCTGGCAGCGGCACCATTGGCGGCAACGTAACGACTGCGGGGCGCGTGATTGTTGATGACACGACCGACTCCACCAGTGCTACGACCGGCTCCATCCAGACTGACGGCGGCCTGGGTGTGGCCAAGGCCTTGTTCGTCGGCACCTCCGTCACGATCAATGGTGGCACCGCCAACGGCGTGGCCTACCTGAACGGATCCAAAGTCCTGACC